CAAAAATCATATCTTGTGCCATATTACTTTACTCCTTTTACGCACCTTTATAGGCTGAGGGAGGGAGAAAATCCCTCCCTTATCATTATATCTTAGGGTTCGATATGCAGGTCAACATCAAGGTCAAGGGACCCATCGTTATACCAGTTATCAGCAGGAATTGCAGTATTTTGATACACACCCCAGTTGTTAAATGCCTCGATACCGACACCAATCATCTTGTAGGTGTGGATTTCAACGGACTGGTCAGCGTTCACAAAATCCCAAATCTGGGTCTGACCTTCCATAACCACCTTCACAACCTTCTCACGTCCAGTAGGTAGAACGTAAGCATACTGCGGGTGAATCATCTTCTGAGTATTAGTCTCATCAGCGAAAGACTGCTTCAACTCGATAACAGGAGAGCCGCGGAACAGACGAATCAGACCAGAGTTATGAATGTCCTCAATATCTTGAGGAGCATACACACCCTTATAACCAGTGCCGCCGGCCACGATAGCATCAGGACCCATAGCCGCGATGAACTCAGGAGAAGCGATAATCACAGCACTGCCGCCGTAAGCCTTCACAGTGTTCACAATATTCTGCAGGTCAGCCGCGGAGTAGTTACCAGAGACATGGTTAGCTTGAGGCATTTGATTAGCAGCGGCAATCAACGCCTTTTGAACCTCAGCATAAATAGCATCTTCCTGAGCCTCGGCCAGCACATCCATGAACTCAGCCAAACTCTCGGCGCCGTCAATCATGCGCTGGAAGTCAATAGACACGGCTCCACCGATAGACTTCATAGCCACAGTGAAAGTCTCGCTATCAAGACGGAAAGTCTCGTACACACCGCTCAAACCAACTTGGGTCAAGAACCGCTTCGCGCGGGAACGACCGCTGGCCTTGCCCCGCTTAAACAGGACGCGCTCACCATTAGCAGACTGCCGAATCTCGGCAAACTGCCCCATAGCAGCCATAACCTTCTGAGGGACAATAGTATCAGCATTCTCAACAATAATCTGGAAAATGTCATACTTATTCTTGTTAAACAGATTGATGGAGCCACACAGCTCCTTAAAACCATCCGCCAGCGCCTTATCAACAGTTTCCACACTGAAATTCTCAGGGGCGGACCGATGAGCCGCATAGTTAGCAAGCTCTCTCATTCTTTCGATTGTCATCTTATCCTACCTCCTTATTACAGCGCGATAAACTGGATGGCCTTCTGACCATCAGGCATTGTGGTACCCTTTACGACCTGCGCGACAGCATTTTCTGCGTTTTTAGAAACGATATGGGAGCCATCCAGACCGGGAGCCGCATACAAAGGAGTAGTCTTGCAGGCCTTCACAGCCTCCCAGAACTTATCCTCATCAGTATAGCCGCCCTCCTCGGCGCCCTTCCAATAGGAAACGGTGTTAGTAGTGTACTTATCGCCAGTCGACAGGTAACCCAGACGAGGCAGGAAAGTACCGGGCACTAAGCACCAATTCTTCAAACCGGGCGTCCGCTCATCATACATATGCTCGGTGGAATAGTGCAAAAGCACCTTGTCAGTCGCCGCATCAGGCAGATAAACTTTACGCTCGGCGGCATTAATCCGCAAAAGCATACCGTTCTCGGCAGGAGCGGCCTTGGTGAAATCAGTAGTATCAAGTTTGCACTGGGCCTCAATCCGACCATCACGACGGAAAGCAACTTGGTTCAGTTCAATCTGACCATAGCCGGAGTGCGCAATACGAGTAGCTGTATTAGCCATTCTCTTTTTCCTCCAAAAAAATTAGTTTTGATAGCGGGCCAATAAATCGTTCAAACCGTCGCCTGCTCCGCTATCAATCGGCACATAGCTCGGTTTAGGAGACTTATCAAGATTAAAAATAGAAGGCTTTGCTTTCTTAACTTCGTAAGTCAGCTCTTTGTCTAAAGTATCAAGTGAATAATCATCCAAGTGTGTGCGGTAGTTCGATAGGACTTCTTCCGACAACAGCGTGGTATAACCATCAATAATACTGTTCTTCTGACTGTCTTCTACATTCTTCTTGTAAGTAGCAAGAGCATTACGCTCCTCTGTCACAGCAGCCAGTTGAGTGTTGGCGACGGCATATTCAGACTGTACGGTCGCCAAATTTGCCTCGGCTGTACTTAACAGACCAGCGTTCGTGTCTCTTTCTGTAGTTAAAGTAGCAATTTGGTTATTCAACTCTACAATTTGTAGTCCATCTTCCTCAATTTTCTTTGCAAAATTTTCAGCGTCCAGAACCTTAGAGTCGATTGCTGCAAATGTGTCACCATTAGCCGCGCGCGCAGCTTGTAGTGCGTCGCGCTCCGCTTTGGTAACATCGACGATATACACGACCTCTTGATTGGTAATCTCAACAGAATCGGTTTCATCATTTTTAGTATAGTATACACGTTCAAACTGCCGTTCAGCAAAATTCCAAACAACAGCATAATCATCGTATACTTTGCAAATCTCATAATTCAAAGCCCAGTTGTCATCTTTGCCAAAACCGGGGTTTAGCAATTCCATAAGACAGTCGCGCTTATCCTCATCAGATAGCTTGTAATTGACAATAGCCATTGGAGAACCTCCCGTAATAATTTTTTGATATTGATTGAGTTTGTCTAAAGCCTCTTCCATAGCATTGGTATGATTGAAGAAAGCTGCGCCTTCAAAGCAAGGTTCTGTGGAATCACCCAACACTTGTAAGCCTAAAAAGCAACCAGCAGAATAAATAAAGCAGCGATGCCCGTCTTTGAATTGCCATTTACCTTGGATAGATGGACGATATAGCTCCATGGACAGCCCCTTACCCGGTATAGCACGGGCTTCTTTATAAAGGGCAGTATAGAGTAATACATCGGCGTTGAGATACGTGCGCACGACACCGTCATCATCCTCATGGTCTTCCCACGACATATTAGGTTCGGCTGACACAATACCATAAATGCGCCCCTCTGTCCGCTTGTTTCCATGGTCTGTGTAATCTACATCTTCGGCATTATAGATACCTTTAACCGGAGCATAAGGGAGAGTCGCTGCTAACTGTTGCGCGAAATCATCTGTAATATATCCACCATTGCGGTTTAGGCCTTTGTAGAAAATGCGAGCGCGCGCTTGTGAAATTGTTTCATTATAAGGCTTAATATCGTCTCCTAATGAAACTTCAAAGTTCAGTACATTCATGAACTCGCCCCTCCGGCATCAATATTTTTAATTGTTTTGTCACTGCGGTCTTCAGCAGCCTTTTCAGTGGCACCGGGTGCCGCAGATTGTATGTTATCAGTTTGGGTATAAGCAGTAGCCAACGGCCGCAACTTATCCTGTAATTTAAGTACCTCATTCTCCAAATCTTTAATATTGGTCAAATCTTCTTGCGAAAATCCTAACGCAGCCGCCGGGAGCAAGAAACAGTAACCTGACCCTACTAACTTGAAAGAGGTTTCAACATATTCTTTCTGATTATAATAGCTAATCGGTAGGAGCATATATTTGAATGAAATACTACCATTACTAAATAACCGATTTAATTGATTGGAAATGAACAAACTAATTTGATTAGCTAAGTGCATCGCCAACGCTAAATCATTATTAAGAGAAGTAGACAATGCAGAATTGCGGTTGGCCGCAAATAATTCCGAAGTAACGCCAGCGGCAGAATAAATATTTTGCTCAATACGAGTCAAAGTATCGCCTACATTTTCTTTTTGTGTCTGCGAAGTAATGGCTTCCACATCACCATAAGTGGTCAAAACACTTAAATTTTTGTTGCCGCGCAACATTCCCACAGTACCATTGTGCATTTCTTCAGCCTCATCCGGCTCAAATACCAAGCGCCCATCTGTTAAGTGCGGCATTTTCTGTACAATGATTTTTCGTACTTCCTCTGCCACTCGCTCTTGATATTGCTCCAATGCACCATCATACTCGACTGACCGCGGAATAATACTCAAAAAGAATGGCCGCTGGTCGAATAACATGAAACCATAAGAAATTTCTAACGGCACTAAATACCACTGTGGCAATTTGCCGCGCCGGTACTGCCGATATGCTTTTACAATATCTTTTGGATAGGCTTCCAGCGCCGCTTCTCTTGTGCCACCATCTTCAGCCAAAGTATCAAAATAGGCTAAATTAAATTCGATTAACCGATTGCCCCTGGTGTCTTGTAGCCGGCATCTGGCATAGCTAATAGGCAAATCAACAAATCCAATCTCATCGTGTCCAAGGTCTACAACGACACCAAAAACTGCGCCATCTACCAAAACTTTTTCGATACAGTTCGCGCACCATGCTCGCAAGTTAAGTTTATCAACCAATACACTCGCGCGGTTATACCGCTTTAGTAGAGATGAATCAGTAATAGACTTGCCGGGAGCCGCCTTCGGTATTAGTAAGCCACTATACTGTAATAAAGTAGCGTAATAACTAACAATACGCCGATAATAACCGTCGCGCGCAAAGAATGAACGAGACAGCTGAATTTGCTCTCCAATAGAGCCATCTTCAATAATTTTCTGAATTTCTTCTGGATTATACTTGCGGCCACTCCAATAATTAGCCCAATAACGGTCGCCACGGCTGATGTCATAGGTTCGGTCGTTAATAGCGACCATACCAGAGGTCGCTTTTTTGAAGGAGGCCAATTTCTCCAAGTTTTCAGTTGTATGTTCCATTCATCCTCCTTATAAATCAGAATAGAAAACTAACCGTCGGCCGGTTGAACTGTCTCTGCCACGGCGTCTTTGACTGCGGGCAGCGGCAGCTTCTTCTATTTCCTTTATCCGATAAAGCCCATAAGCAAAGGCAGAGTATTTATCTTTTGGATAACGCTCATTAATACGTTCCAAGGTAATATCAGTAGACGTACCAGTCTTTTTAAGACGCAAATTTGACATTTCCTGAATTAAAAGAGAAGTAATCTCATGCGGCATTAAGCGTTCTACTCGTTGGACAGGAGACATTGATTGCCCAACTTTTGTAGCCAATAAGGCTATTTTAGCTTCTTGTTCAGGAATTAACAGGCGCACTGCGCCACTGGATAACCGGGCATAGACATTGCTATGAATTTTAGAGTTAAAAGCGCCATTGGCTTTTATACCATATAAAATTTTAATAGCATTTTTGGGTTGAGTCAACAAATAATTATCATCATTACTGAACCCATAAGCAGGATAAAATATCCCGTGGTCGTCTACTTGCTCTTTTATCATTTCATCACCTAAACCAACGCCCAAACCATTAATATCAATGACAACTTCTTTCGGGTCATATGCCTGTATCATTTGTTTTAGTTCGATGGCTTGCTGTGTGAATGTTTTAGTATTAGCTTGCCGTGCAAGTACCCTAATATTTACCAAAGTCGCGTAATGACGGCCTTCGTTAGAAACATTAACACGAAAAACGCACACAACTGTTTGGTCATGGATTCTACCTACGTCTACTGATAATAAGTAGAAAACATTTGGCTGCCCTCTATACTTTGCGTACAATTCTGGATTTTTTAATTTGCGACATTTTTCTGCTTTGTCAATATTAAACCATGCATCATCACTTGCGCCCTCCCATATGGAACAATACTCTTGAGCAAAAGACCGCTCATTATAAGACGGTGAAGCGCGTAACTTATTAATATAAGTCCGGTCAATTAGACCGTGTAACATAGGAACGCGATAGTCGCACCCCAGACAGAAACTATCGTTTGGATGAATAATAGCGTCCTCAAATATATCCAGCATAATGTCATAAGCGAAGCACGTTTTGCTGGAACTGGACGTCATAAAAATACGCTGTTGATTTGGCTCTTTCGGGTTTACGGTTCCATCTGGTAGACGGCGGGAAACGTTAAGGAGTGGTAATACGATTTCGTTGATAGGCTTTTCATCGTGGTCCCTTACTTCGTCTATTAAGCCGCCTTGGCGGCGTCCACCACGTTGGCTATCCAGCGCGCCAACCACGTCAAAAATACTTTTATTCCTGAAACGGAGCGAAACATAATCGGTACCGAAGTTACCGGGCGTATCTGTAATATCTCCTCCAACGACCTCCCGACGCAAAAGCGGCCATCGCTCATAAATTTCCAAAATCTTTTCCTTGGCAATCTGCGCCGACTGCTTCTTGGCTGGGGCGCAAATAAATCGTTTAGTACCGGGCATGAATATACATTGTAGTATAAGTGCTAAAATAGTAATAAACGATTTAGAAAAAGCACGAGGCGCCGTAACGAAAATATCTCTATAACGCATGATGGCGCGCAACACAACTCTCTGATAGAAAAACAAATTAAAATTTGAATCACTGGGCGCAATTGTATCCAAAAAAATATCAGGATAAGCCGTAAAAATTGAAAACAACTCGCATAACTCATCATAATGAGCTTCCAAATAGTCTTCATTTAGTACAATGCCCTTTTCAACCTCAATCCCGTCATGGAAACCTCGTTGTATTAGGTCCTCATTAAACAACGCGCCCTTATCTTCCAACAGTTTATCAATCTTCGTCGAAAGCATCGGGCTTATCCTCCAGACTTACATCAAAAGTTTCATCATCTTCATTTTGGAACAATTGCTGATATCCAACAGTATCAAAATCATCACCGGCCGCAACTGACCCAGTATTGTAATAATTTTCCATTTGAACCGCGGACTCCAAATTATGTAGGCGCTGTTCAATTTGGTCAGCAATATTTGTTTCGTGGGTATACAATCGTTGATTAAAAGATTGGAAGTTCTTAATAGTCTCGTCAACAACATCTCGCGTGACACCATCATAAAACTTATTCTTCCAACCTTTTTTCTCCATCCACTTAATAACTTCACCCACACTATCAAAGTCATTCAGATTCTTGGCATTTTTTGGTGTAAATTCCGCCGTTTTTACCATTTTGTCATAGGAACTCAATAGCTTATCAAAATCTTCACCGGCCGCGATGCGTCTATCAATCTCATACGACATCTTACACAATTTAAGGGCTTGGTCGGCTTGTAATGACCCATTCACATTTTGTGTCGCCAAAAGGCCATTAAACAAGTTTTCCAAATAGTTAAGCGCTTCATCGTCATAATTGCCGCCCCATCTCGCGCGCAACTTGCGGCGCGCCTCATCCGACACCAGCGGCACTTCTTGCTGTAATTTTCCGGCCGCGCGCAACTTCTCATAGGCATCATTATAATCTTGCCAATGTAAACTATCGTATTCGGCACTTTCAAAAAGGCAAGCATATCGGTAGAACAAATTGTCTTCTCCCATAGCTTGTAGGCGCACTAACTCTTTTGGTACAAAAGGAATATCGCACATCTGACACAACTTATTCATACGGTCCCAATTTACCTCCCCGGTATTGGGGTCGCGCAAGAACCGGTCGGCGCAATCATTACACATTGGCACTGTGTGGTCGGCAAAGAAAATAGATTTACATGGCGCAAAGCTGTCGGCACCAAACGTTTGACCACATATCGCGCACCTTTTAACAGTAAAAGTAGCGGTGCGCTGAATTTTAGGTTGTAGCCCCACTTGTACCACTCTCCTTAGCATCATGCGCCAATGACTTGCGCAACTGCCGCACACATATCCGGCGGCCAATGCGCCCCAACCCGGCATAATGGTCTACAATATCACCCACAATTTCCTCGGCTGGGCGCGCGATTGCTGTTTTAGTTTCAGGGTCAACATTTTCCGTTAAAATCTTGATATCCCATAATTTCGCCAATCCCAAAACTTGCTCCGGGCGCATTCCAACCAAAAGTTCCAAAAACTGCTCGTTCGTATCTTTCATCTCTTAACTCACCTCACTTTCTTATCACAACATTTACACCGTCCGGCGTAACCAGTAGCGTTACGACTGCGTCGCGCAAAATATACTTCATTTAACAGCAACCGACGGCCGCAAACGCAACACCTCTTAAATTCTTCTTCAAACGGCAAATTCTCCACAATTAAAGCGTGTAAACGAGCCGCGGCCGCCACTCGTGGTATTATCTTTTGACAAAAAATGGTAGAAATGTAATTCTCCGTATAGTGCGTCCCATATTTCCCATTAATGGCCATGGCAATTGCGGCGTTTGTCTGCTTGTCCATCTTCATAGTCCAGATATCGCGCTGTATGTCTGTTAATTGCGCTTGCCGTACATAAAACCCCAAAGTAGCTAATAGCGCGCCGCTCATCTGCTCAAAATCATAAACATCGGCGTCACCATTCGCGCCCAAGTCTGCGTGCGCCGCGCATAGCGCGTAAATGTGCTCCGGCTCTCTAAAATCAAACCACAATTGCTGCTTACCGGGCTTCCAGCGTGCTTTCGTCCAATAAAATTTAGAGATAGCGCGCAAGCAATCTTCTGACCATTCGGTTTCCTGCAATTCTCCAAAATCCCTAAAAATCAAAGAGGCTTCGGGCGGTGTGTGGCCCGCAAATGGTCCCAGTCCCAGCGGCAAAACTTCCACTTCTGCTCCAAAACTAATGTCGGGCTTAACTGGCGCCGGGTCGGCGTTGTCGTGAGTGGGTGGCGTCGGCTCGTAGGCGTCCCGCAGCGCGTACTGCTGGCGCCGCATTTCAATTAGTCGATGGCGCGCGCGCAAATAGGTATAAGGGTCCCACAAGTCGGCTTCTGCTTCGGCTTCGGCCAATTGGTCAGGTGTAAACTGCGCCGCCAAGGTCGGCCGCACCGGCGATTTTTGGCGACCGTGCGCCACTGCCCAAAGGGAACAGCGCAGGTCCAAAGCATCAATTTCTGCCCAAAGTGCCTCAAATGTGGGCAGCATGGCAGGCGGGCATTTTGCGCGAGTATGGTCGCGCGCAAAGCACAAACGTGGTGCCTTAAGTGGCGGACGATTTACTACAAATTGATTTTCGGAAAATGTGGCGGACTCCAGCAAAGCCTCTAACGATGTAACCTTGCGCGCGTCGTCCCAATCACGCGATTTAGATGATAGGGGCACCGAGCCATCTTGTTTGGCGTTTAGACCAGTTGCGCGATTTTTGCCCCAAAGCACGTAGTTGCCCATTGTTTCCAGTTCAGCTTCGGTAGGGGGAGAGGAAACGAATTGGGGGTCTTGTAGATATAATTGTAAAAATTCGGCTCGTTCATCAGAGTAGACGAGGTCGAAATTAAGTTTTAATCGGTTCATGGATGTAATGTCCTCCTTAAGCTAAAATTATTATATCATATTTTGGTTGATTTGTCAAATTTTGGCGAGATTTTTGTATGTCTGACATTTTTGTATGTCTGACATTTTTTGGGGTCTGACATTTTTTGAGGTCTGACATTTTTGTATGTCTGACATTTTTGTAACGAGGCCCCGAAAATCCGGTCACGTGACCGTGTGAAAAAATCCCGTGAATACCCCCCACCATACACTGACCGCGTGCGTCCGTCCCCGGTCGCGCATCGCCTCGGCAATTTGTACAAAAACGCCACGCCTATTTTGTACAATATTTTTTTGAAAAAATACTTGACAGCGCGCCTCAGGTGTGCTATAATATGCGTGTCCGAAGGACAAGGGGCAACACCCCGGACACGGACAGACTACCTCAGGCAACCGACAGCGAAGGCGCGTCCCCTGTTCATTGACAAGTGAATAACTACCACAAACACTACTTATTGAAGGAGGATTTATCCATGGAAACTACCAACACCTACTCAGCTACTACCCTATCCCTGACGGCACACGACTACATAGCCTTGTGTCAGGCGGAAATTGACAGGCAGGAGGCACACTGGACAACGAACACGGCAAAAGCCTGTAATAAGATGCGCTTCCTTATTCAGCTATTACAGGGCGTTTCCCCGGAGGCGGTTTTTTCGGTCGAGGGCTGTCGTGGGGACAGTGCGCGAGGCTGGACACTGCCGAACGCGGGCAGCCTTGTAGAATGCATTGTAAAATGGCACTTGTGCAAACACCCGGAAAAGGTCGAAAAAGCCTGGGAGGGCGTTGACCATGTACAGGGCTGTATCCCCTATGAGATAAAAAGCAGTATCGCCCCGAACGCCCTCGCGACACCGTCCGAGGCGGAGTGCACCCTGCTTGTGAATGCCTGCGGAGCGTTCATTATCAAGAAGGCGGACGTCCTGAGCTACTGCAAGGAAACCAAAGCCGGACCGCGCCTGCGGTACAACGTGCCCTGCGGCTATCGGCTGGACTGGTTAAGCGACCGCCTCGGATTTGACACGGACAACGGCGCGGAGGAATGACGCGCAACAATAGCACCGGGGCGGCTACACTGCCGCCCCAAGGAGGAGGAAATATGAAGGGTTCTATCTATGTTTTGGTCGATGAATACGAAGGTGTGGTATGGAGCTATGCCGAAACGCGCGAGAGCATTATAAAGGCAGCTATTGACCACCTGCGCAGGACTACCGCCCTGACGGAGGCGGAGTACAAGAATGCCGAGGAGGCATACTGGAGCGGCGCGGACAATATCGGCTATGACCAGCACATTGAGATGGTTAGCAAGGCTGACGATTAACAAATGGGGCGGCTATCCGCCCCACTACAAAAGCTAAGGAGGCTATTATGAAACAATTTGAAGTCCTGCATTCTACATGGCTCTATCCGGTCGAGGGGGAGCCTGTATATGACCATTGCTTTTTCACTAAGGACAGCAACCCTGCGGCATACGCTGAATTTGACGCTTGCCGCAAGTCGCCGGACGTACAGACTATTATCTCAATGGATGATGATAGCTGCTGGGTATCGGTCACATGGCGCAAAGAAGAAAAGACACCGGACGGTATCCGAGTAACGCGCTATATGATAGAAGGGCGCGAGGCAGGCTAACGACCGAGGGCGGGCGACCGCCCCCCTTTTCGTCCGGTGGTAGTAGTCTGGGCAGACTACTATCGTACCATACCGACTGTTCACAATTTGTTTACAAATCAGTTACAAATTGTACTTGATTTGCCGCGCGCTTTGTGGTATAATAAGGTATCAAATAAGGGAGGTACCTATTATGTCCACTACCACTACTGCCCCGCGCTATGCGCTTAATGTCCGCCTTGTCGAAAATAACAAGTCCTACGCTATGACAGCTGGCGACCGCTGGAGAAACGAGGAGCTTTGCCTCGCAGCTGGCTATAACTGGCTGAACTCTTTCGGGGATAATCATCCTTCTATCAAGGCTGAGGAAATCACCAAGGCATTTTTAACTCTGCGGCAGACAGGGCTGTGTCAGCTGTCCACCCGGAGGCGCGGGCGCAAGGTCACGCTCATTATACAAGTTTCCGTTATGGGGGAGGAGTAATTCCTCCCTCTTCGGGGAATAGTAGTCTGGGTAGACTACTAACCCATCATGCGGCGTGTTTACAAATTGTTCACAACTAAGTTACAAATTGTACTTGATTTATCGTACCATTTGTGGTATACTTATACCAACAAAGAACAAAGCGCAACACGCGCGAAGGAGGATTCTATGTCTCGGTCTATGCTGAATTACTGGATTGTTCGTTTTGCCAACCCTACCACAGGCGAAATGTTTGAGCGGCGGCTGTACGGCGGCATGACACAGGCGCAGGCAATACAGGCGGCTGTGAGAGGTCTGGAGAGCGAAGGTTGGGATACGCTGGGCTTGCGGGTAGTGGGTGCAGTACGCACAAACTGGCTGAACCGCGAGGAGGATATTATGTGGGCGTAACCGCGCCCACCCTTGTAGTAGTCTGGCAGACGACTATTCCACTTGCGGCGCATTCATAATTTGTTTACAAATTGGTTACAGAAAAGACTTGATTATAAACGCAAAAAGTGGTATACTTATATCATCAAATACAGGAGGTTCTACCATGAATATTAACAAATATCTGCCCGCCGTGATTTTCTTTGACAAGACCTTTACACCTTTTGACAGTGGCGACTTGTGCGAGGAATATGAATCGTTTGAGTTCGCGCTGGTACTGCCCGACCGTGAGCCTGAAGACCTTGCCGCATTGTGCCTCGCTCTTGACGATGCCGGCTACGTCTATGACGGACTGCAGGACGCTAAACCCGGCTGGTACCGTTGGCAGATAGATGAAAATCATCCCTGCAGGTTCTGGCGCTGGATGCCGTATCCGATTACGTCGGCAGATAAGGAGTAACTCCAATGAGGGCAACCGCCCTCCTTGGACGGTAGTAGTCTGGGAGACTACTAATTCGCAATATGCATTCATAATTTGTTTACAAATAAATTTGCGCAAAGACTTGACAAATAGAAAGCAATGTGGTATAATATAAATGTAAAGAAAAGAGATACAGAAAGGAAATAATAAAAATGTTATATATTTTGTTTGGTGAAAAAGAAGTAGTGTGTGACGATACCACCATTGAGGAAGTTCTCAAGGAACTCTATGCCTTGGGGTACACTGTACTTGACCGCGGGCAGCTATTCGGCGATGCCCGGTCACTGGAGGTCCGTCGCCAGTAATGGCGATACCTCTATTAGTAGTCTGGGAGACTACTACCACACTCGCCGCACGTTCATAATTTGTTTACAAATCAGTTACATAAAAGACTTGTTTTCTCAGGTGAAAAAGAGTATAATAAGACCATCAAATGAAGGAGGAAATTTCATATGTCTACCATTACCATTAACACGTTTTTGTCCGATACCGTATCCCGTGGGGAACTGGTGCAGGCAATCAGCCGCCTGCCTGCTGGAGGTGATACTCGCACGGAAATCATTGATAACGAAACTGGCGAAGTCCTGTATACTTGCCAGCGCGGGCAGGTACAGATGACCACCGAAGTGCTGGCGGCTGTGCTTGCTAATAAGCAGGGCGCGCCTTCGAACAGCGGTGAGGTTGATAAGAACGACAATGATAACGAATGGAACACCCACCCGGACACCGTGACGATTGCAGGTATCATTTTCCAGGTAGGCGACCGCGTTCAAGCGAAACGGACAGATGAAGAAAACGACTGCTATACGAAACAGGACAAAGGCATTGTCATTGACATAGACAAAGAGGACGAAAATTTTCCTATACAGGTACGGTTTGACGGAAGTTACGCTAAGTGGGTAAGGGCGAAAGATTTTGAGATTATTTCCAAATGAGGGCGCAAGCCCTCCTTTGGAGTAAGTAGTCTGGTAGACTACTAATCCATTATTTCCATTCACACTTTGTTTACAAATTTTTTCTCACAAACTATTGACATTTTCCTCGATTTGTGGTATAATACATACATCAAAGGAAAGGAAGTAAAAACCATGAACACCAAACTTGAACAGTACATCCTCAACCTTGAAGACCGCGCAGTCGCGCAGTATGGTCTTGATAACCGTCGCACCCGTCTTATTTATAGATATACAGCCTTCCTGCGCCTCTTTGTCTCCCACCGGTATTATGTCGGGGACGTCAATGTACGCGACTTGCCGGAAACAATGAATGGGCATACTGTGCTGGAATATCGTAAAGGATGGGTAATCACGGACTAACGTCCAACCTCCTTCAGCTGGCGGCTGTGTGGTAGCGGCTGCCAGCATTTTTGAAAATAGTAGTCTGGCAGACTACTACACACAAGTAGCGTTCACAAATTATTTACAAATGGGGTATTGACAAATTATCTGCTTTATGGTATAATACATATACACATAAAGGAGGGTATATCATGACGTACAACCACATTTATATCGTATGGGATATGAACAAAATGTCCCCAATTGCCACCGCAGAACGATTGACATACTTGCAGGAAGAACTCCAAAATAGCTATGAAGGCGCTTATACGTTGGATTTGTCTTTACCTGCACGGCGCTGTATCGACGCCTTCAACACTGCCTATCAGCAGCATGGGCTGTTATTGACCACTACATATTGCCGTGTAGATGACCAAGATTTGCTGGAAGGGGATTGAGCGCAAGCCATCCCCAAAGTAGTCTGGGAGACTACTATGAGATGATAATATTCATAATTTATTTATAAAATAACATAGATTTATTCACATAAAAATGATATAATAAAGCAGAAGAAGGAGGTAGCGACTATGACAACTTTTTATAGAACTGTGGACGGGCAGCAATTTGACAATTATGAACAGGCAAAAACGTGGGAAGAAAAACTCAAGACCTTTTCTCTAACCGATTTTGACGGGCAGCCCACCTTAAACGCCGACCTTGCTCGATATGTTTATTGCCCTACCATCACCAGTATAGCTAATTTTAATACAACAATTGGAAAGAGAATGGGAATAGAACTTCCCTGCTCTGCCGAGAATTGTGGAGTAATTTCTTTGGAGGATGACGAAGGTATTATCCCAACACTTATCCTCCAGCAGTCCTTAATTGAGGAAATGATGGCAAAATAATAATATTGACTCACCGTTGTGAGTCATTATAAGTAGTCTGGGAGACTACTATGTTTATAATGCCATTCATAATTTATTTACAAATCAGTTACAGAAAAGACTTTACTTCTCCCTTCAAAAGTAGTATAATAAAACCATCAAATAAAGGAGGCTTCCATATGTCTACCATTACCGTTACCACAACTTCAAAGAATACCATTTCTCGCGAGGAATTGAGAGAAACCATCCTTCGACTTCCCACTGGAGGGGATACGCACACGGAGGTCATTGATGACGAAACAGGCGAAGTCCTGTATACTTGCCAAAATGGACAGGTACAGATAACCATTGAAACACTAATCGCCATACTGACCAAGGTGCAAGGTGTAATTCCTACTCAGGAGTTAAATGCCAGTACTATTTACGACCGCTGGCGTATAGGTGAGAAAGGTCGACTGTTAAACACATACAGCGACAACTTTCGCGCTGGTGATATCGTTACAGTCAACCAGCTGGACCCCTCGGATGATGAGTTCCCCATCAGAATCATGTCTAATGACGAACGTCACAGCTTTGAGCACTGGATACCTGAAAGCGACATTGTTCATGTAAATGGGTGACGGGCAACCGCCACCCATAGTAGTCTACCAGACTACTACATCCAAAATCACGTTTACAAATCGTTTACAAATTGGTTACAAAAAAGACTTTATTTTTCAGGCATAAAGTGATATAATAAAGCCATCAAATGAAGGAGGGTACAACCCATGAAAGAAATTTACACATTTACCACCAACAAGACTGCCAGCGTCAGCGATTTCAGCCTTCTGCTTTTGGATTATCTGTCCCGGGATGATGAAGACGTTAAGACCTTCGGCACGCTGGTCAAGGATATGGACGGGCACACGGTCATGAAAATTGATTCTGATGAGGACACCATTCTGTTTGACCGCCACCTCCTGCAGGACGTCCTGAAGGACATTATGAACGACGTCGCAAACCTTGCCCGCGCCAACCTCATGAACCCGGATGAGGATGATGAAGATGAGGACGGTATTGATGATGACGAAGGGGAAATGGACGGCGACGAGGACGATGATGAGGAGGACGAGGATATTGACCGCCCCTCCGTAACAACTAAGGACGGAAGAACCTTCCGCGTAAATGACCGAGTTCGCACCGTTCGCGGCTCTCGCGCGCACAACTATGCCGCCGGGGCATGGGGGCAAATCGTGGCGGTAGACCGGACGGACGTAACTCGTCCTCTTGCGGTACGTTTTGATAAGGGAGGATATACACTTTGGATGGACGAGACAAATTTGACACTTCTTCCCGAGTGAGGGCGCAAGCCCTCTCCGGAGGGTAGTAGTCTGGTAGACTACTATACTTGACATGATTTATTCACAAATTAGTTACAAAATGTACTTGACTTTCTGCCGTTAAAATGATATACTATTATCAGAAAGGCGGTGGAGTTCATGAAACTGAAAGAAAACGAAAAAATAATTTGGTTTGACCTTGACGGGACATTGGTAGATTTATACGGAGTTGAACATTGGTTGGAATATTTACAAGCTGAGGATGCCACTCCTTACCGGATTGCTCGTCCGCTCCTTCCTATGGCAACATTAGCACGCACGTTACATGATGCACAGCGGCATGGTTTCCTCATTGGTATCATTTCATGGACGTCTAAAAATGGTAGCCCCGCCTTTCAAGATAGAATTATTGCGGCTAAGCGTGGCTGGCTCAGGCGGCACTTACCATCAGTTCAATGGGATATTATTGATATTGTTCCGTATGGGACTCCAAAGCATGACGGGCGACGGGGTATTTTATTCGACGATAATGAAAATATTCGAGACTTGTGGGGCGCTCATGCCCATAACGTTCACCGTATTATATCAGTAATTCGCGGACTCTGGTAAGTCCGCTTATAGTAGTCTGGTAGACTACTACCTTTCTCAGACGGTTACAAATCATTTACAAATCAGTCATACAATATACTTGTTTTTCTATCCGTAAAATGATATAATAAAATCACCAAATGAAGGAGGGGAAACCATGAACAAAGTATTGCGTTATAGTGCCACAGAATATGATATCGACTTTAACAGAGAAGAGGGGACGGTATCTATCGTTAAAAAATATGCCTCGCGTGACGAATGGGTTCAAAAAATGCTGGAAGATTACCGACTTACTCAGGAACAATTTGGCACTGTTTTTCACAAGGTCGGACCATATTTGTATTGTCTGGACAAGTATGGTAATGTAGGTAAAGTATTAGTGCCCGGCAATGAAGTCAAGGACATTCACAAAGCAAATGCATATGCCCATAAATGCGGTTACCCTATTTACCGTGGTTTTTAAGCGGCGTTATCGCCGCCATATAGTAGTCTGACAGACTACTTTATTAACCTTCCGACATTTACAATTCATACATAATTAAGTTACAAAATGTACTTGTTTTTCTATACTTAAAGTGGTATAATAAGACCATCAAAGAAAGGAAGTGCACGCCATGAATACAATCAATTCCGAATATAAGCAAAAAATTCTCAATATTCTCAAATTTCACCCTTACCGTGCCTCCGAATTAGCACACATTTTAGAAATATCCTCCTATCGAGTCGGCGCGCTGTGTAGTCAGTTGAAAGACGAAAAGAAAATCAATGTTATCCTCGATACGGATAACCGCGGACGCGAAATCCGTAAATATGAACTCCCAGCAGATGGACAAACCGGAGGCAAGACCAAGTATGCCTATATCACTGATGAAAATCTTCCACAACCCAATACCGGAGCGGCAATGGTACGAGCAATAATAGAAGCGTTCCGCAATGCGCAATCTGATGACATTAGTTGAGGTACGCGCCCTCTCTAAGTAGTCTGGTAGACTACTACCCCAAACCATGCATTCACAAATCATTCACAAAATCGTTACACAAAAGACTTTATTTTCCGTCCCGTTTGTGGTATACTATAAGCGGTCAAGGGAACAGCCACGACCCTGTTGCAAGGAAAAAATTTTTTTCAAAAAATTTCGCTAAACCCCTTGACAAAAGCAAAAAAATGTGCTATAATAAAGGCACAAACAAAGAAAGGAAGTAAACCACAATGACAACCAAACAGCCTACCAACTATTCCGCCCGCGACTTCATGAATGAGGTCAAGAACTGCAAGGCAATTTCCGACAACGCGCGCGCCTTCGCGGAGTATTCCCTGTACAAGCTGGACGCACGCAATCAGGCACGGCGCGAGAACCTGACTGATGAACAGATTGCCAACAATGAGCTGAAGGTCAAGATGCTGGCAACCTTCGCCGACCATCCGGAACAGAATGCCAAGGCAGTCGCAACGGCGTTCGGTATCTCGACGCAGAAGGCGTCCGCCCTGCTCCGACAGCTTGAGGCGGAGGGCAAGCTGACGGCTACGTATGCCAAGGAAGGCAAGACGTACCGCCTCGCGGAGGTCGCGGAGGTTCCTGCGGAGGCTCCTGTGGAGGCTCCTGTGGAGGCTCCTACGGAGGCTCCTGCGGAGGCTCCTGCGGAGGCTCCTACGGAGGCTCCTGCGGAGGCTCCTGCGGAGGCTCCTGCGGAGGCATAAGCTTCCGCGCCAATCAGCCCAACGGCGGAGCAATCGCTCCGCCGCTTTCCAAATGGGTAGTAGTCTGGCAGACTACTATTTCCATAGTCACAAATTGTTCATAAATATGTTACAAAATGTACTTGATTTGTGATGCGCCTTGTGGTATAATACAGACACAAACAAAGAAAGGAAACCATAAAAATGTCATTTACTACGCTTCTCATTTTTATTGCTGGCAGTCTTGTCAACGTCATGCTGAACACCATCAAAACGCTTGTAATGTTCCGTAAAAACAAGCTGTCCTCCTCCATTATAAATGCTGTGACTTACGGCTTTTATACATGGATTGTCGTTCTGATTGCCGCCGATGATTTGCCGCTGTGGGCAAAAATGCTTGTGACAGCCGCTGTAAACTTTATCGGCGTATGGATGTCAATGGTTATTATGGAGCACCTGCAAAAGGACAAGCTGTGGAAAATTGAGGCGACAGTCCCGACTTGTTATGTACCTGATATTTCCGCTTTTTGTGAAGCTGAAAAGATTAGCTACAGCACTATCAATGTAGACCCGGAACACCGCAACACCATGTTTGTATTCTTTTGCCCCTCGCAGGTCGAAAGTCACAAAGTGCGCGAACTGTTGAAAGACTATCCAGCAAAATACTTTGTCAGTGAAAGCAAAACTCTTTAACGGCGGGCAACCGCCATATAGTAGTCTGGGAGACTACTACCAACATTCGCTATCGTTCACAAATTGTTTACAAATAAAATACTTGACAAACCGCGCATTTTGTGCTATAATATAAGCACAAAGAAAGGGAGGTAAACCGAAATGGAAAAGCCGAAAATGAGTAAAACCCAACTGCGCAACGAACTCCACACCCGATACCTGAAAATGATTGCCGACGCCCTGCACCAGTCTGGCGAGGAAGTCCTTCAGACTAAGGTCAATCAGCTGTGCGTGCCGTGCGTAAATGCCGCTGGATATGATGAATATATCACCATTACCATCAGCGTGCCGACTGGGGAACGGAGTACAAAAACACCCTATGACGGCTATGCCGAGGCGGAGGCATTCAAGTTTGAGCAGGCAGAGGCGCAGGCAAAAGCAGAAGCCGCCGCGAAGGCAAAGGCGGAAAAGATTGCCCGTGACCAGCGTGAACGCGAAGCAAAAGCCGCCGCGAAGGCAAAGCGCAATTCCGGGGAGGCATAAGCCTCCCCTTCGCCTTTCGCCCAGTAGTAGTCTGGCAGACGACTACCACAAATCGCGCGCGTTTACAAATTGTTCATAAATACGTTACAAAATGTACTTGAATATCCGGCGCAAAAATGATATAATATACCCATCAAAAGAAAGGAAGCAAACCACATGAATCTACTTGTTATTGACACCGAAACCGCCGGATTGAAAACACAGACCCTCCTCGACATTGGCTATCGTATAATCGACCTCGCGCCTGATTATACCTTCAAAACCCTGTGCGCTCGTTCCTACCTGCGGCGCGACGTTTACACAAACCGCCTGTTTTTGATAAATGATAACCTTGTAGGCGAGGAAAAGCTGCTCAAATATGACCGACTTGTGAACAATGGCGACATTATCCTGCGTTCACTGCCTCAAATGTTGACCATGCTAACAAACGATATTGCCCGATATCAGCCGACCGCAGGCTATGCGTATAATTGTACATTTGACCTTGACAAAATCGCCCGCGCCGCTTGCGGGGCAAGTCTGCCGGACCCTCTGCTGGACCTCCCTGTTTATGACTTGTGGGGATATGCCTACAATTTTATCTGTACCTCGCCTGACTATATCGCATGGGCAAAAAGTACCGGACAAACCACCAAAACGGAGCGATACTTGTCCACCAGTGTTGAGGCGGTCACGCGCTACCTGACCGGAAATATTGATTTTTCCGAGGAGCATACCGCGCTGGACGATACGAAGTGGGAGGCACAAATCCTCGCAGAGTGTGCGCGCCTTGGTGCAGATATTTTCAATCCAGCGCCGAAACACGGTTTTCTGCCGTCCGACAAAATTTTCACAAAGCGCATCCGTATTGCGTCTACAGGCGAGGAGGTTGAATTTCAGTATACCAAAGTACGAACCGACCGCAACGGCACAGAAATTTATAGCTAACTGGCGAAGGGCGACCTTCGCCCTTTGTGGTGGTAGTAGTCTGGCAGACTACTACAGTCAAATTTCCATTCATCCCAAAATTTCATCTACCTCAAATTTTCATCACCCTCAAAATTTGACACTACCATAGCGCGCCAGCAGCTACAAGCTACACCTGCAGCTACGAACTACAAGCTGTGGAGCTACAAGCTACGAGTTACATTGTCAAATTTTTATACAGCTACAAATTGCCGCAAAAAACTATATGCGCCGCGGCATTTTGTTACTTATATATGTAAGAAAAAATAAAGGAGGAACATCCAATGTTCACACGAGAAAAAGCTCAATCCGTCCGTATCCAAGTTGTTGTCCGTCCAGAGGACAGAGATGAAATTCAAGCAGCCGCCGCCGCTGAAAATTTGACAATGAGCGAATATATTCGGCAAGCAATTAAGTTTTATTACGAAGCTACACACAAAGAAAGGGGACATATCAATGACTCAAACTCAGCCAAAAACTAACAAGCCCGTATTTTCCGCCGCCGTCGCCGGCAAGTTAATCGACCGCGGTTTCCCGATTGTAGACCGCTGCCGCAACTACAAGGACCCGACTAAATGGGTATACTACTTCGAGGCCACTCCGGCTCTACTAAAAGCATTTGATGAAATTGCTACCGCCTACAGCGCGGAACGTCAATAATAACCGGAGGCCAGAAGCATATGAATGAAGAAAAGAGCGCCAACGCAATCGTCATCTACCAATCAATGTACAAACAGTTCCTGCGGCTGTCAAAGAAAAATCCAGAAATGGCAATAGAATATATTACGGCACTACTTAAGTACGGCTTTGAAGGAATCGAACCCGATGAAGACAGTGATGTCATGATGTATGGATTTGACGCCGATAAAATCGCGCTGGATAATGCGGCCGTCCGTTATTTGAAAGCACAGGAGAACGGCGCCAAGGGTGGTCGACCGACTAAACGCCCACCTGCGGCCGAGCTACAACAAAAGTATGAGGAGCTAAGGACATGGGCGGCCGTAGCCACATACTATGGGGTCACAGAACGTACTATCCGTAACTGGCGGGAAGTAGACGAAAACGGGCAATGCCCGGCCCCGGAAGAAACCGGAAAAAACCGGGCGGAAGAAACTTCCGGAACACTTCCGGAAGCGGAAAAAACCGGAGGAAACCTTGATATAGATATAGAAATAGAAAAGGATATAGAAACAGAAAAAGAACAAGACCCGCTTGACAAATGGGACAAAATTGCTTATGGCTATTTGCCGCCGCACCTCGTGCCCAAAGCAAAAACGCGCAACTCATCTTAGAGCCGCGCGCTACCAATTTTTGGAAGGCCGCACGTCAATGCGCGCATACCCTTCCGGGCGCCCAAACCTTAATCCTGACGGGTCTGGACTGATATAAATTTACGGTCATTTTACCATTTTTTAGACCATTAATTTTTAGGGCGAAAACAGTCCTTCGCAACTAACTTTTCGACTGCTCATTTTGAAGATTTGTACGGAGGCAAGGCTTGCGGCTAACGGCAAGGACAAATGGTACCTTGGCGCGCCACACGTAAAACTTGCGCTCGACCTGTAAAATTGCGCGCCGCCCGCATTTTATGTACTGACCATCAATAAAAGTGTACATACTAAAAAAACGCATTTTTAGGATAGCCCATGGCATAACGCGACAAAATTGTCGCAGGCGCGCCGGCACCTATGGCGTAGAAGCGCGCATTACCAAAAAATGGAAGGCCGCGCTTATATCCCTTTTAGGACCAAGGTCTTAGTCCCGCGGCATTAGGACTGATATAAAATTAGCGCTAAATCGACCATTAAAAAATCTTGACGAAAACAGTCCTTCGGGAATCAATTTTCGACCGCTAATTTTGAAGATTTTGCCTATGACAAATTTGTCGTTGGCGTAAATTGGAAAAATATGGAAGGCCGCAACGTAACAGGAAACGAAAATTCTAAAATTTTCACCTTTGACGCAAAAGAGTAGATTTCTGCTCTCCTTCCTTTACTTATAAATAGCAAGGACAAGTCAAATATTCTTGTCCAGTATTCCTACATTGTATAAGGAGATAAAAATGGAAGATAATTACAATATTCGAAATGTACCATCGGCTTCTGTCGCTGATAGAGATAGTCGCCAATGGAATCTTAGTGATATCCGCGCCAGCAAAAATTGCTATCATCTTTACTTTTATTTGCTATCAAAAAGCGCCATAGACTGGCGTAGCGAAGCCAAACCGTATTACTATATTAGCGACCGATATTGGAAAAAAACGGAAGCCGCGCAAGCAATTGGATGTGACCCGCGCACTGTATCAAATAATCTAAAAACGCTTTGCGACAAAGGCTTAATTTTTCGGATAGAAGACATGGATGCCTATCGCTTTGCCCCATTGGCTTATTGGGTGCCACTTCATTGGGATATTATTTCTCTGTTTATGAAATTAGGGGATGATGTCAATTGGATAACTATGCTGCGCTTGTATGCTGTGTTAGGCTACGCGCTCCAGCACGATTGCCGCAAATTTACTATTACCGACCTAATTGAAACTTTAGGTATCCGAAATAGTAGTAGCACTTTTTTGCGCATTACATTAGAGTGGTTTCAAACAATGGGCCTTGTCAAATTTTCGAGGGAAGAAATTCATGACATACGATATGGTACTTACTATCGGTATACTTTAACTGATGTTGAACTAAACTCTACACCCACTGTGCGCGAATTACTTAAGGATGACACTAGTTCATTGACAAATGAATGGCGTATAAAAATTTTAGAAGCTAATCCTAATGGTGCATGAATTGACTCCAGACAGAGTCGAGTCCGCAACGTGGGAATACTGGAGCTACAACGTGGGAATACTGAGTTGCAACGTGGGAATACTAAACCGGAAACCTGGGAATACTAAACCGGAAATCTGGGGAAATATGTATATTATGTATATTATTGTGGTAGTGTCGCCGTAGTTACGATTAGGGTACCATGTTAGCAAATTCCCACATTTGTAGATTGGTCTTGGTGTCCATTGCTGGGACATTTCGAGAATGCACTGTAAAATCCTCCAATAAATAAAATTCTGAGGCAGGAGAGGTAAAAATGATTACTATGATGGGTAAAAATGATTACTATTATCTATTTTTTATCTAAGTGTCGTAAATAGCACCACAAACTTCTACCTGCTTCTATTTATATTATAACATAAATTTGACAAGAAATCAAATTTGACAGATAAATTTTTGGTATTCTCTACAAAATTAAGCCAAAATTGATTAAATGGTCAAAAAAATTTTTGGGCTGGGACTGCATATTATTTATGTATATTTACAGGTAGTCAGTAGTGCCGCTTGTATGTTACCAAAAATTGAAAGACCGCAACTAAACTTTACGTCTGCTGTACGCGAATTGCTTAAGGATGACACCAGCTCATTGACAAATGAATGGCATTAACTACCAAAAAATGCGCGAGGGGTCTCGACGGAGTACTGGTCTGCTTTCGGTATATTACTATCCCTTGTCCGTTTTCTGGACACGCTTTCTGCTTTGACGGTCTTGCCCGTGGTCCGCTCCGCGTCCCACGGACGCCGGATGCCATTCCCTTCTCCTTACAACAACCCATTCCTCTTTTTCCTTTCCACTCCTTCTTCCTATCCTTTGCGGCCACCTCCCTTTTTATGCCTTTCCCTTACCTGCCCCGCTACTCACTCTCTTACCCTTTGCGGCCGCCCTTCTTTTTATTGCTTATACTCCATCTCTTTTCTTCTCTCCTATCCCTTGCAGCCAACCGCTTCTTCTTATTCTCCCTCCCCCTACCTTTCTCCTATTACACCCACCCTTCTTTTCCTTTCCCTCTCCTATTATACTATTACTATTTTCCTTCCCCATCCGAATCTTCTACCTACGACAACCTTATCTGTTGAAGCGACGGCCCTGTGCACGCGTGCACTGCGCGCACGGTGCAACTAAACAAAAGGGGAATGGGAAAAATAAAAGTGGTTGTAAGAAACATTTTCCTGTCTCTTTACAACTACTTTTGCTCCCTCCTATCTCCCTTCTTTTTCTCCTTTTCCTTTTACCCTTAATACCTACGTAGTATAATATTCCTACCCGACACCTTCAATGTAAACTTTTCTACTATCTCCACTACATTTTGCGTACCATCGTGAAAATTTTATTATTCAAAATATCCGGCATAGTCCGTAATAACCAACGTATCCCAATCTCCATCGACCAGCAACCCATAGTTCCCCGTATGGAGGTCGGTAATATCCAAATCAGAGCAAGCATTGGTAACCGCTTCGGATTTGCGCTCACCCCATTGCTCGGCTGCAAATATACGCATTTGGAGTGTGTCGGGACTGGGGTCGGACATCAACATGGCATCCGCGGCCCGCTCCTCAAACAAGTGATAGCCGTAATCGTCCTCGTCCTCGCCAGTGTACGCCTCTTTGTTAAGTCGGTAAATATCAGAGGAGGCAATATCGCGCCAATTTGCCCGAACATAAGTGCGCGCAATGGTGGAATTAGTTTCGGATGAAATATGAGCGTATTCCATTATGTAAATGGGTACTACCACATCCTTTCCAAAATCGTAATCACCAATATGCCAACACCCAGCAAAGCAGTCGGCCGCATTGGAGTAGTCGGCGCAAATTGTGGAATAGAGGGCAGCCTCTCGTTCGCAATAGTCCTCGCATTGCGGCAGATAGGACTCCACGTGACAGCACTTGGTAGTAGGAATTTTGAGGACAAAGGGACAACCTTCGCGCGCATAAACAATCCGAGTAGCTCCACCATGGACAACACCATACTCGTCAAGTTCTTCACCGCCCTGCTGGCGCCACCAGCAACGAAACAACTGTCCCCAAGGATGCCGCCGCAAGAAAGGCTTATCTGCACATTCTGCCTGCATGAATGCGCCCAGCCCTAGATTGTCCCAGGCTTCAACCATTTCCATTGCCTGCTGCCCATAAGTTGTAATTGCTTGCGCGCGACTCATCATTTTATTGCCCTCCCCTTTATTTTCTACTCAATTATATTATCCACGAGCCAGTCCAGACCACATCACCAGTATCATCATAAGAGAAACTGAAAGTATTAGTTCCGGATATACGACCATCATAATGGATAGTTCTATCACCGTTTTTAATATACTGGACCTGCGAAGAGCCATTAACTGACAACCTGTAGCACGATATCAAAAATTGAAAGAAAGTCTTAGCTTTGTCCATAGTAGTAGATAATTGTGTTTCTACCACGCATCCATCTTCCGTTGTACTAATAACTTTGGCGGTTAACATTTTATTGCTCCCATCTCTCTCACTTTCTATATATATTATACCATAATTTTAGCGCAAAATCAAAATAGAAGTGCCGCCGACCCTCCAAAATGAAGAATCGGCGGCGATGGTTATCAGCTAAAATCTACTTCGGCAGGCGCATCGAGCGCCGCCTTGTCTTCTTCGACATTGGAAACATCGAAGTAAATCTTACACGGGTGCATCTTTGGCTGCTTGTAATCTTCGGCGCGCAACAGCCCGTCTGTCACCATCCGGCGCAGGACGGTAGACGCTTTGTTCGATGTAATGCCGCAAGCCTCTGCCACCATCTTGGCAGTCAGTCCAGAAGATGTCATCAGCGCCATAATTTCGGCGCGAAGCGGCTTGTCATCATCCTGAATTTTCTTCTGCGGCTGTTCCAGTGCATCCAACTTCTGCGCAGCGTAGTCGCGGGCGGCAGGGTCGATACTCTCGGCGGCAAGTACCAGTGCGTAAAACTCTCGCTGGGTCATTTTTTTAGTTGTAGACATAGTTTTTATCTCCTTATTTTTCAGTAATCAGTGTAATACACCCTTCAGGTGTGTCGAATACCTTTGTATTAAGTTCGGGGATATCCCCGTCATGCAAGTGCTCGATAAGGAACTCGACCAACATGGGTATCAGCGGCCGTTCTCCTGCGGCAGTAGTGACCAGTATTGAGGTATCATTGTCACTATTCTTGCGGCCGACAATATCAGCCAAGAACTCATCGGTCAACTCCGGCATAGTATCGCGGTCAACCTCGCACTCGGCGCAGAAGTTATCAAGAATGGCCTTGCGCACATCCTCTGTAACCTGCATATAGGACTTACGGTAAAGCGTCTGGTACAAACAAATTTGAATCATGGCTTGCGTCCTCCTTAACCCCGAAAAATTATCAACGCACTCAAAATAATCAGTAGTGAGCGCGACAGGCTGATACCGATTTCCAGCGCACTAAGTCCATCAGTGCCCTCATTAGCCGCCGCATACAAACCGGCGGCGAGATGAAGAATAGTCGAAATTACGGCATAGATGAAGCAAATAATAGCAAAAACTTTCATTGTGTTACCACTCTCTTTCATGTAAAATATAGTGCGGATTATCAATCAACCAATAGCGTGCGCGACCGACATCATCTCGACTTGTGCCGACGACTCCCAGCTTGATTAGGGAGCGGCAAATACTGCGCACTTCATTAGGGCTTGGGTTCGCTTGGTAGAGACGGGCGGCGTCCAACGCAATAGATTCTGCTGTCTGACAACCACGATTCAACAATACTGCCTTAACGGCTTCGATGTTTGTCATATCAATGCTCCCATTGCGGAAACTGCCCATCCCAAACCGTCTCGCCGGTATCATCATAGGAGAAGGAGAAATACATATCCGGCGCCCAGCCGTCATAATGGATAGACCGACCATCCAATTCAATGTGCCGAATTTCCCAACTGTCATCGCAATCGTTAAATGCGTAGATTTGCGCAAGTCGGGTAAACAACCGATTAATCTCGTCTGGCGTAGATGCTTGCCAAGTGGCGCGCGCTCCGTCAAAGGTATCAACAATTTCTGCTCTAAACATTTTGATTTTCTCCTTCTCTCATTTTCTATATATATTATAGCACCTTTTTAATTGAAAATCAATTTTTCAATTACCACAATTTACGATTCATCCCCAAAAGTACAGTCAATAAACTCAATTGTAGGAACACCTGCAGTAGCAATACCGGGAGTATTTGCGCGCGTCACACAAATGTTGTCTTTCTTATCAATGATACAGTTTTTGAACACTATCACTGTACCTCTACCGACCCCAAATGCGGCCGTACCATTTCTACCAAACAATGGATTGTTGGCATTATGAATGGTACAAGAATTAAACTCCAGAGGCTTGTCATACATATGTTTTCCTACTGTACAAAATTCGCGCTTGGACAAATCAAAATCACAGCCTTCAAATACGCCAAACATGGCGTCTACCTTAGCGGGATGACGATACTGTCCGGGCGCGATTTTAGCGCCATGAATAGTAAATCCATTAGGATAGATTGTATCGTCTACTTGTAGTCCAAAGCAATCTCCGGTAGCTATCATCGGCTTCCATTTACCAAGCGGCGTATCTTCGGAGCCGTTGATAAACAGTTGTGTATGGGAACCCTCAAGTGTAGATAGCCCCGAACCATTCCATCCACCGGGAGTTTTTAGATAAATATTTACCAAGCCCGTTAGCGCACTTCCTATATTAGTATATGTGTTGGAATAGACGTACTTTCCATCAGAATCATTAACAGTGCGCACGGGACAGTTATAAAATGTACAATGTTCGGTTTGGACGGAATTCGGTAGTTTGTTTACGGTTACCCCTCGAATTGTACTGTTTCTGATAATTAACTCCGTAGGAGTGTCATTGCTAAATAGTCCGATGTATGCGTCAGAATTTTCTACCAACGCACTCAATCCGCGATAAATGATAACTGTGCCGCCGCGCCAATTTTTGACACTTGCCGTAACTGCGCCCAACATTGCGCCATTTGTTTCCAAATCGCTGGTAATGTTTTCCAAACTGACAAAACAGGTAGGATTATCTTCAATGTCAATAAATCCCACAGTTGTATGGGAAGGTTTGGAATCACGATTTAAGCGCCCGTTGCCGATACTGGTACAATTTTTGACGTAGGTGGCGCCAAGACTTGTGCCGCACATCCCCAAAGAGGAGTTGAATGACATTTCACAATTTTGGACATCCAGTCCTCCCACATGGTTGCTCAGGTAAATCACGTAGCCAACATCGCGCACATCCGCGCCCTCTCCAATCTTCCAATCACTGGCGTTAGATGCCTTGCAATAAGTGGTAACACTGACATCAATTGCTCCATCAGGAATGCGGACAGCCTCACCCTGCAAGGCAGTACGGCAGACGGGTTCCGGCTCACCCGGCACTGTAAACTCATACTCAATGCGCCGGTCGCTAATAATACGAAAGTAACCTAATCCGTTGGAGGCGGAAATATACTGGTAATTTGTTTGCGGCCCGCGCAGTTTAGGTGCCATAGAGGATAGTGCAGGCGTCAAATCCATTTTAGCAGTTTTATAAACATAATCGCCGGTAGCCGTAGTTGACATTTGCCCGCCCAAATATCCGGGCTTGGACTCGTTACCCGCTGTCGTTCGGTTGAGATAAACATAGCAACGTGCCATCGCGGCAGTCTGCCCGTCCGGTAGACCGAGAAGCGCGGCCGCCTCGGCATTCGTCCGTTCACAAACCGCGTAACCCCAACTATGATGGAGCTTTAGATTGGAAATTTTCGCGTTAGAATAGGCGTAAGGGTACAAGCCAATAAGTGACTCACCTTCAAAGAAATTCGGGTCACTAAGCGGCACTGCTGGCTCATCAAAACTACCTTGAATTGTTCCGTTTTGAATAGACGGCCGTTCACCGCTCAAAAAGAACAGCGCGCCGTCATACTTGCGACCATTTAATTTAATAGTAGAACCATTTAGGTCAAGAGTCTGCGACTTAATCAATACTGGCGGTGTCAGCGGATACGTACCGGGAGTAAGAATTTTAATGGCAGAGCCTGTGTTAAGTGCTGATTGTAGAGTAACCTTATTAGCGTTGCCATCAGTGGCAGACAGCTCTACGTACTGGAATGGGTCTTTTTCGACTTCAGGAGTCGGGGTCGGTATGGGTTCTGGTGCTGGCTTTGGATGTGTTTCCATGTTGGAATCCGGGTCAGGATTTGTCGGTGGAGTCTCCGGTTCCGGTGTTGTTTCGGTGGGGGCGTCGGTATCAGTATCTGTTTTAGATGGGACATCATAAAGTTTATTTTGAATAGTTCGTGCCCATGTCAGCAACGCAACTTTGGTGTCCTCCGACAAATTTGACTCTGCTTGTAAAGCGGCCGACACCTGTGATAGGGCTGCCTCAGCCTGTTGCTTATCTGTAGATGATGCGGCCGAATCAATTTGAAATAGAAATTGAATTAAACGTTTTAGAAACATAATACCTTCCTCTCAGAAAAATTTTTATAGCGGCCGCAGCTAGTGTCCGTTTCTAACTGCGGCCGCAGAGGGCGAACAAGCAATTTTAGGTGGCGGCTGAAGTTGTCGCTACAATAAAAGGGTCTGATGGGTACACAGACAAACCTCCATTACGCCCATACATTATAGGCAAAGCATGATGTTTAGTAAATGCCATGCTTATCATACCCATGAGCAGTCCAACCAATACAGCCGCAATAGGTAGAATTACATACTTTCTCTCAATTGTTCCATTATCGTTTCTCATACAATCTCCTTCCAATTCGGCAAGGCCATGCCCGGCCGCCAATCATCAGCAATGTGTAGAATATTAAGTGCCCAAATTGTGGTGTCATTCAAACCCAATCGGCGCGCAGCATCACGCCAAGTCTCTCCTTTACGCGGAGTACGGTGTGGAAGCATATGGTAGTAGATTAGACGCTGGATTTCTTGCTCCGCTTCATCAATTTTCTGTGGGGCTACCATTGACTTTCCCCACGCGGAAAGATAAAGATAAGCGCTTACTGCCTCGTGGTTATAATAATGGCATTCACCTTTATCATCCGGGCCAGTTTGAGTATAAATTTTACCAAAATCGTGATATTTCGCTGCCTCATACAGACTTGTACAGCGATTCATGCTTAACCAATACGCCTCTCGTAGGGCGTAGCGTACATTTTCCATTACGCACAAAATGTGGTCATATAACGATTGATTGTGATACGAATTACATTGGTCTATTACACTTTTATTCAAAAGTTCAGCCCACGTGGCTTTCGACCGAAGCGGCCGCCAGACATAAATCTCGTCCCAGCCCTCATTCACTGTCACCGGCGTCCAGTGCCGCAACATATTGAAAATGACCTCCTCCGGTACAACACGCTTTCGCGCAGCGTTATGTTCCAGTATCCATTCGATAGACGGCGCGCAAACAATAGCAGTACATTTAATGTCCGGGAATAGCTTACGCAAACGCTTCACAAAGTCTGCGCGCCGTCCATCGTTAATATTCGTAGCGTCATAGACTGCAAGGCAAGGCGCCTCCCAGTGTATATTCAACCAATTAATTATCCCTTGGTGTAACAGCTCAAAAATTTGCTGCGGATTACCCTGAATTGCCTCGTCACCAAACAGCGCTTCACGAATAGCATCAGAGCTAAATACACGTGCCGCAATTCCTTTCTCTTGTGCGTCTATCACCAACTCTCCGGCCTTGGTAGATTTACCCGACGCCGGTATGCCAATCATCATTATCAGTTCTCGTCCCATTTTAGCTCTCACTCCGTAAACATTCGTTCAAATCAAAGTCCATCCCGGTCTGTACATAGAAAAACTCCGACCAACTGCCAACGTCTACAAATACCTCTGGCCCTTCCTGCGAAAATCGCCAATATGGACTTTCATAACCACGCTGATGGAGAAAGTTACGAATGATGTGGCAAGCGTCCTGAAAATCATTGGCGCGCCCAATATCTCGGCGATTGCCATGCTGGTCTTGGAAAAATACAATCATTTTGTTTTTCTCCCTTTCTCATTTTCTATATATATTATAGCATAATTTTTGTGAGAAATCAAAATTTAGAACTTCCAAAATAGAAAAAGAGCAGCCAGGCCAGCCACTCTTTTATAGTTTTATTTGTTGCGGCACAGGTACTTGATAGAGACATTCTTAAAAGATACCGCCGGGTTATCCACTCGATAATACACATAACCCTCGCGCGGACAGTCAGCCTTTCCTTCGCAAACGGACGGGTCATAATAACCGTCTGCCGTAGCCTTCATCTCCTCCATGGTCGAGGGCAACTTGTACTCCTCGCGTTCAATCGGCACAACTTCCATGCTCAAAGACTTCCAAACATCGGCCGCGCGCCGGATATCCCATCGACCAGTATCGTCCGTCCAATGAAAGCAATAGAAATGGGTGCTGGTCAAATGATGAGGATTTTTCTGAATATTGGGCGCGCAAATTTCGCCCTGCCAACATACAAACGTTAGCTCAGGATGGTCATTCAGATATGCCTTCATTTTGCGCTCGATATCATACTTGCGCGCGACCTCCCAATAGTAGTTATAGCCATGGAAGCAATCCTGATTTTCGTCTACCATACGAACGCGGCGCGAACATACATAGAACTCAAATTTACGACCCTTGCGCGCAAGGATGTAGGTGCCACTCGACCCATCACACTTTTCAGTGCGAATCCATGATGCGCCTTCCTGAAGCACCTGCGGCTCATTTTCGCAGTTATGAACGACAATATTCTCTGCGACAAAATTATGGTTATCCTCCACCTCAATGTCATAAACAATAGAGAAATTCTTCGACCATGTTTTATTCTTGGTCTGTCCATCTTCTACAGATATTACAGGAATCTGCATGGTCCGATAGCTTTTTGTATAGGATAGTGGGTGGAACTGCCGAGTATGCCATTGCTCAGGCAATTTATACAACATCGAGTCCGGAATATACGGCGCTATCAAATCAAAAAAGTGAGAAACATTTGCTTTTTGGTAGATACCAATAGCATACATCTGATGCCCATCTTTAGCAATTTTATCTTTGTGGACTGTAGCATGAACAGCAAATTTCTCTTGTAGCATATTACACAGTCTCTCATTGTCTTCCAATGAAAAACCTTGGGAGTTAAGTCGGACAAAATAGGCCGTCTTGTTAGGGCTACTATAGCTGAGGCAGCCGTCATCCAAATACCAAAAAGCCAAAGAAACATCTGTTAGTTTTGCTAAAACATTATCGGTGATTTCTTTTGTGTTATTCACATACCAATCCTGTCGAAGTTGCGCGCTAATATACGCGTCTGTCGGCATCGCCCAAGCGTAAGTGGGTCGAGTGCCAAAGGAACCAACCCCAGCGTTACAAATGCTGCCTTCGTCATTAAACATAGCGCGCTTATATTTTAGATAGTCCAATTGCTTTTCTCCGTGAGTAGTTCCTACACGCAGCAAACCATTACTACGCTTATCTCTTGCGATATGTGAGTCTCCCAGCAGCATTCCGTACAATGGTGCCAATGCCGTTTCATCATATGCGTATACCGGCATAAAAAGTTGGTCATGAACTGTTACATCTTTAGCTTCGACATAGCCTCTGGCCGTCAAAATTTTGTGGTCAGCTGTACAACATAGCGCTCCCGACTTTTTCACGCCGGGACGATATGGATATCGGATTGTTACCATAGGAGTGTGATTATCGAACTTTTGGTATTGAAGAATCCGCTTCCAACTCATAGTACCATCTGGATTACGCGACGCCACTTTAACAGGCAACTGCTGATTTACAACCATGCTAATAGTAGTCCAGCCATTTTCTGTCAAAATGCGTGTTCCACCGGGCAGGCATCTCTCTTGGTCGGTCTGACTGACGCCGGGGAACTTCCCCACCGGCCAAGTAGTAGGCGGAGTCTTCTTACGCCCAAACAACGCAACCATAACTCGGCGACCCCACTCTCGCCGCATCATCCAGCGCGCAAACTTTGTCCTGAAAAGTTTCGGATGCCGCGCCTTCATCGAAGTACATTTAGCATTGAAATCACCGGCAACCGGCATGGGCATTCTATCCGTATCGTCCACAATATGCGTTACGCCCAGCAAATCGGTACAATCAGCATAATCGCCATCGGGAATAATGTCACCGAAGACGCTTACCGGCATGGCCAGTCCCTGCGACACAACCCCAAACTTCGACAACTTCATAGTCTTAACCTTATATTGCTTGGAGGACAAGAACTCAAACCAATCAGCCGCCGGTACTTTGGAATCAATCTCAAAATATACGCATCTATCTCCCGGCTGAAACTCACCCTTTTTAGCAATACAGTGCCAACCCTGTACTGCTACCAACTCAATATTGTCCGCGCCAGTAATCGGGGTAATATCTCCAATTCGCGCGGTGTATGCTAACATTCGGCGCCCAGTTTTCTCGTTCAGCATAGTAAATTTCCTTTCTATTTACTCAATATCTATCTGTAGCTGTTCATCTGTAACTTCGGTTTCGGTTTTAGGATTAATGTCCTGCGCATTTTCGTCCTCGCCCGCACCGTCCTTGCTGCGCCACATTGGTATTACCGTCATATAAAAGTCATCAGCAAAAGACATATTGAACTCCGAACGAGACATGGCGCGCACGCGCTCTTCCCAATAGGAGCCGTAAATTGCCTCCAGCGGAGCGGTGTAATATTCCTCTACGCCGAACTTATCAATCGGCCACGCACGGGAGTGTCCCATCAACACCTGCTTCTCAAGCAAAAAATCTACAATGTCACCAACTGACTCACCAGCGCAAAGTATGCGGCTGTTACCTACCATAGTGAGTACGTAAATAGGAGTTGCCTGATTCTCTTTCATTTTGTTGCCCTTCCTTCTCTCATTTTCTATATATATTATAGCATAAATTTAGCGCAAAATCAATTTTTTAGCTTCAAAAAAGACCGGAAATTAACCCCGGTCTTGTTCTTGTTGTTCCAGTGCTTCCAGCGCGACCACCATTTTTTCTTTATCAAATGACCAAGCTAAAATGCGCCCAGTCGTAGTTGCCTGAATAGGCACTGCGCGCCATGATTCATAAAACCCATTATGGTCATTAAAATACCATACCAGCGGTTCACGCTTATCATTATATTCCCCGGTAAAGTAAAAGGTTCTTAAACCGGGATGCGCCCACCAACCTACAGCGTATATTGGAGTACAGGACTCAACGTCAATCATTTCTCCGGGGTACTCATTTGGTGCGGGGCCGTAGCGCTCATTGAACTCTGTGTCTTCCGGTAGTTGAGTAGCCTGATACATCCGATAATTGCTCCAAAAAAGAATGCCGGTTAAACCCAATACCAAGAGGCCGCTGATTATTCCAAAAATCATCATGTTTTCTCCAACAATAACTGATAATGAGTTGGAATATCCAAATCAATACCAGTGTCGTTCGCTACTGTTTCCTGAATATACGGCAAACAATAGTGTTTGGCATAAACAATACGGTAGTTAGATGGTATCTTACAAAGAAGTTCCTCCCAGTACAGCGGGAAATAGCACTCCTTACTTTCGCGCTCCCAATTTTCGATGTACCGATACTTTAGCAGGTAGTGCGCAATATCTTCCGTAGAATCCAGCCGCGGACCACCATATTCCTGCTGCCATAGGCGATAACGGCCAAAGAACTCCAGTGGCATCTGCGCCGCCCACTGTATTCCCAATGCGACATTATCTGCGTCAATGCGAGACAGCGCCATGTCTCTGATAGCAATGCGCTTCCAGCCGCGATACCAGACGTTATCCCAAAAATGATGGACCTCCGGCCGTGTCCCATATGAGTAGACTTCATGAATTACGCTGTTGAGGACAAGCGTTGCCCGGTTAGTTTGGTTAGGCTCCGGGAAATTGCGGCTATTTGTGTCGCAAAAATTGCCGCGCGACCAATGAATTTTACCATATTGTTCAGGCTTGTTTGCGATAGTTGCTGCTTTTTCCATTTCCGGATTAGCATCTATCCCAATATAAGTGCCCGTGAACTGCTTTTCATCCACTAAAAAACGACCGAGCGCGCAATCGGCGCATCCGTAATCGAAGATAAGCGCACTTGGATTTGCTGTCAACTCCGGCACCCAATCCATAAACCATGCCTTATCTACCATGGCTTTCTTCATGCGCTCCAAATACACCGAATAATTCTCAATATCCGCCATATTACATCTTCCCCCATGTCCAAATTGCCGCCGACTCTACATACTGCCCATCTTCAGCCACACTCAGCAAAAATCGCATCACGACAATCTGGTCTTTGAGGCGCTGGATATCCTGAGAAATTTCCTCATACTGGGTAGCCGCGTCATATCTATCATCATATGACATTTGTCCGTTCATCACTCGGTCAAGCACGCGCAGTTGTTCCTTGTGCTCCTCGATTTTATCCTGCAAATGGTCAATGATGCGCGAGAAGCCCTTAAATGGGTCGAAAGTCTCGCCGTATTCATCTGCCGGATTGTACGGCGCGGTACTGGCTTGATATATCTCGGAACCGGAACCCCACGAACCCATTCCAACATGGTCTTGATATACATACAAGCAACTCGACATATTTAATACCTCTCTTTCATTTTCTATATATATTATAGCACGTTTTTTATAGAAAAGCAAAAAAGAGGAGCCGGCGCTTACTGGAATAGATAGGATGTAGTCAGTACCAAATCGCCCATTGCTTGATTGCGCCCGACTTTAGAGTAACGAAGTCTACCGTCAGAATTGATAGGGCGGCCATACAAATTGAAGTAATCGGCAATATTGCGCACGGACGGGTCGCCGCCGGAAAATGCAGGCGTAATCTCAAAATTGCGTTGACCGCTTTTAATTTGCTCTAAAATTTTAGCGTATAGTTGTGAAGCCGCGTATAGTCGCGCGCCACCAATCAAATAGATGGTATTACCAATACTGCCGAAACCTTTACCCGATTTAGCGCACGCCATATACATTAGCGTATCACTAAAGATACTAAAAATACCATCAGCAATGTGCTTAAAGTCATCGATGCGCTCACGGATAGGATGGAAGTCATCGTTGGGAGCCGCGATAAACCTAAACTCACCTTCCTCCAGCGCTGGCGCGCCTTCCTCTGCTTGGTAGGTGCGCTGATATTCAACGTTAAAGGCGTCCATTTGATAGATTTCGTTGAGTGCTTCTTGGTCTTCGGCGGCGATATTGGTAAAGTCGTAAAAAGTATTGATGGTTCTTGAAGCAAAATTGATTTCCTTCTCGAAAGAGTCGGATAGTGCGTCCTCGTTTGTATTCTTGACCTGTATTCCCCATTTTTTACCAATTTCTTTTAAGGTTACAATTAAGTCTTCATGAGGATTATCAATACCGCCAATCCACGAAACATCAGTGATATTAGCATATTGCGGCGCGAGTAATTTGCGAACAATATATAGTCCCTGAATTTCACCCAAAATACCTGTTATACCTTTTTCAATGTTGTTACCAAGGAAAAATGGTAAGGCCTCACCGGTTGAGCGCTGAATGTACGTGCTAAATACTTCATCTGCCACCGTAATTATTTCACTGTCAAAACCAAGCGCGCGCAGATAATCTAACAATTTATCTTTAATAGCCATCTGCGAAAATGTTTTATCCAACATTTCACGTCGAATGGCGCCTAATTGCGTTAACCCCTTGGTAACACTATACCAATCACCTACATCTTTCATCGGTATGGTTGTATCAATGGTCGTAGATTGGTTATCGGCCGCAGTTTGCTGTATCATTGCGCGCGCCGCGATGCGATTTTCCATGACTTGCCGAATCAATCGCTTTTGCGCGCGAGTGAAATCCCGCATAGAAATTGCTGCCAAATTGAACTGCCGCCCGCCACTACGCGCTACTGCGCGCCGTGCTGCTTGTGTAGACCATACGTGCGCACGAGATGACCCAAGTTGCGCCTCATCCATAGCTTCATTTAGGGCTTCGTTGATTAACTGTCCCACTGCCAGTCCCATATCATCAGTTTGAAGACAACGCTCTAAAATACGGTCGCGTGTCAAATTTTCGGTCATCCAATTTTGAAATTCCGCTTCAATAACGGCGCGATAATCGCCAGAAGCCGCCAGCGCAGGAACAATAACCTGCGAATAGAGGTACGGTCCACTTAGCTTCTGCCAAGTGGACAATGTGGTACGAATTTCAGTTAGCCGCGTTTGTAAATCTTCAACGCTATGTACATCGCGGAATAGTTGAAAAAATTGTTCTTCATTGTCTCGCATATTGGACAACACCGACTCCGCGCGGTCGGCGTAGTCTCGATTTAACATACTGTACTTAACTCGCAACCCATCCAATATAGGGTCTAATCTATCCAATGCGCCGGCAACGGTTTGGTCATAATGAGGGTCAGACTGATTTAGTCCGGCGCGGAAATATAGTGCCATTGCGCACCTCCAAATGTATTCAATCCAGCAGGTTTGCCAAATTTGCGACCGCGCTGCGTTCGGTCAGCGGCAAATAGATATAACCAAAATAGGGATTATTAGTCATTTTTTCAACCAGTCGATTCAGACCATTGTCTTTCTCAAAAATAGTTTTATCTGCTTGATGACTGTCTCCGTTTATCCAAAGTTCAGAGCCTTCACCAATGCGGCCAATCAATAGTTTAACAATTTCTGTGGTCATGTTTTGACCTTCGGTTACATAAATAATCGAATTTTCAAACGACCGGCCGCGAATATACAACAGTGGAATATTGGTAATTGTACCCTTAGACAATAAGGTTTTCAATTGCGCCTCACCACCGACTTTATCCAAAATCGGTCCCAATGTCCAAGACAATTTTTCTTCTGCGGTACCCGGAATAAAGCCGATATCAGGTACATTGGCAACTGTGACATTTGGTCTAATAAAAATCATGCGTTCAAACTTGTTGCGTCGAATGAGAGACAAGGCAGCGGAAGTCATCAAATAATCTTTACCACTACCATAGACACCTCGAATTAGCTTGATTTTAGAACGCGAGTCTAACAACAAATCAATGGCGCAATTTTGATATTCATTGCGCGCAAAGATATCATGTTCGCCGCCGGTAGGAATAGACGGATATCGTACTTGCCGATTCATTCCTTCTTGATAGCAAAATTTAGCAACAATTTCGCCGTTAGTTCTTACCAGCCCATACTCATTTTCATACATTTCGGGGAACTCATACAGTCCACTGTAAAAATTTGCCAGTTCCTCGTCATTCATATCTAAATATCTGAAGCCGTAATATGTATTATCCATGCGTCCTCCGTTACAGCAATTCATCAATATCGTCAATAATAGCGTCTACCATACCAGACTCAATAATAGACTTGTCCGAGGCATATAGATACCAATCTTTTTCGATATTTTTACGAATTTCGTCTTCTGTCATTTTGGTACGTTGGATATAGAACTGAATAAGTTCTTCTACCTGCTTGCGATAATCATCCATCGCCGCCATAAGCGTATTGAAGTCCGATTCACTTGGCGCGCAACTACCTTTATGAATGACAAAGAAGGCTGCCGGCAGCGCAAATCTTTTATGGCACGCCAGATAAATCATACTGGCAGCCGAGCATACCGGTCCAATAGCATAGCCGTAAACGGGAGTTTTAGAAATATCAATTATGGAAATAAGCGTTTTCGCAATTTGTAATGAACCGCCGTAATTGGAAACAATTAGTTTAATGGGTCGGCGCGCGGCGGGGGCAAGGTCTTTATCTTCCCGGTTACAACGCAAAATGAAATCAACCCAGTCATAACCGGATTCTTCACTAACTTCATCCAACAACCAAAGAACGCGATTTGCGCGGTCTTCGTAAATTTGTAATAGAGCAGGGTCTGGTAGTTCATAAGACGGATTTAAGGTCTGGGGCAAACGAATTTCTACCGGAGTCCCTTCATTTAATAGAGTTCTGGACATATCATCCCTCCAAAGTGTATTGTAAGCCCTTTGCTTACATGGATAAGTAAATTTTTGATAGTAACAATCGGTTATTTGTAGGCTTCTGTGAGAATTTGTACAAGGGCGGCGCATATTAGAGCTGTTATCGTTTGCTGAATTTGGGCGGCAGCCTCTTGCCAATCGGCGGAAATGGATGAATCCAGTGACGCAATTTGCGGCCAACCGGCTTGTAGTTCATGCGCCATCTCGACAATAGCAGCGGGTGGGAAAGGAATCTCCCCATTTTTCAAGCACAAAATAAATTCATCAGTATTAGTCAAGGCATCGGCAAACGGTACACCATGCTGAAAATAGCGTTCAACGAACTGAAGAAAATAGAGCATAGTCGCTATGTACTTGAACAGTTTATCCATGTCACGAGACTCGGCTGCCATCTCGTTTTCAATACGCGGCACATAAGATGAAAGGCGCCCATGTAGTTCATGCGCCAAGCCTTGTCGCCATTCGTTCACTCCACCTTCATAGGATAGCAGTTTATCTAACGACGCCACCAATGGTTCGTAATCTTTTTCAACGATTCTCCAAGGACTGAGCAATACCTCACATTCTCTAAAAGAGGGCTTACAAATTCGTTTCACAAAGGTACGTATGTCACATCTTACTACGTTGCAGCCCTCTATTTCACAGGACGGTATTCCAGCGGTTCGTTTATCATTCAATAGTTCATATGCGGTCGGCATTACTACAACATAGGCGTCAATATCTGACCTTTCATTTTCCAGTGCGTAATTATAGCTGCCATATAATGATGTAAACACTACCCGATAACCCTCCGAGGCAATTACGTCACGAATAGCCGACAGCTTAGTTGTTACTTTTGTTTCCTTCATTGTGGTACCACCCTATGTTTAGAGTATACTTTGTTATCACTTGGTTACTATCTGGGTCAAAGGTCGAGCTTTTTGTTGCAAAACTTTGAAAACCTACTGCTGCCAATCTGCTTATGATTGACTTAATAGAATTTTCATCAAAAAGACAAATCTCAACTTTAGTGCTATATATTCCGTGCTTGGCGGCGTCGGTAATATTAGAGATAATTGTCTCCCATACTTGCTGGTCATGTTCTGCGCGCCGCTGCTGCGCGATTTCCAGCATATGCGCGGCCGAAGGCAGATTAGGTGTATCGTCGGCGTGCGTTGAGTCTTGCTGTAACCACCACTTACAAACCATTACGCTGTTTGGCGTGCCACTCTCTGGAGCGTCAGGGAAGAATGGACATTGGCCGCCCGCCGCGCAGATAGTCTCCTCGGAATCGTCTGCGTAACAATTGCGGCAATACTTGTCATTCATTGCGATGTCCCACGGGGTTTCATCTTGTGTAAAATTATTTAGAAACTCCGCGAGTTGGTCTGCCTTCATTTGACGTATCCATTGATAATTAGTCATAGTAGTTATATCCTTTCAGTACATTCTATTTTTTATCCGCGCTATCCGCTTTATCTTCATCATTATCATCGTGTCGGCACTCATACGGCGTATCCGACCAATCAAAGCCCGCGGAGGCGTAAGCACTGGCCATCCGCTCCAGCCTCAATGACCTCCTGATAATCTTTCCCTCGCACGAGATGGATACAACCGCAGCAACAAATAACAATATCATTCTAAATCATTGTTTAATTCCTTTCCTCCCTCTTTCATTTTACATATATATTATACCACAAATTTCCCATAAAAGCAAATTTGGGATAGTATAATCCTATCCCAAATCGGTGTATTATTCCTCTTCTATAGCGGACGATTTATCTCTATTGCACTGCTTACACAGACACTGACAATTTGATAAAATAGTCCGACCGCCCTTCGAAAACGGGATAATGTGGTCTGCTTCCATTTTAGCAAGCGGGAACCACTCACCGCAAATAGCACAATGACCACTTTGCTCTGTATATTTTGCTTTCTTAATTGCCGCAGAAAACTTACGGGTGATAGCTTTATCCTGATAATCCTCTTTGCTCAAGACATAACCATACATCCAAGTTTTGGTTACATCTTCTGCGTTTTCAAGTTCACTCAACTCTTCCTCAAGTTCATCAGGGTCATACTCATTTTCGTGGTATCTGTTATACATAATACCCCAGTCCTGACCTTTCATCTCTTTACGGTAGTTCGGAAACAACTCCTTCACCCAATCAATTACGCGCTCAAAGTAATCAATAAGTTCTGAAGCATCCGTCGCATCCTGATGAGCAGTCATATACTCACAAACCGCAGTCATATCCGTTTTTTTGCCGCAGTCTTCGGTATTTGTAATCCAACGCAATACCGTCTCCAGCACTTCCTGACGGTTACAATCGCCCTTCAAATACTGCGCGGCGAGGGTCTGTGCAGCACAATTAGTTTTGCTGAAATACTTCTTCGCCGCAGTAAGCCATGAGCCGGTATAGTTCACATTACGCAGTTCCTGCGCAGTAAGCAGTTCACCCTGAATATTGATACGCTCAAACCACTTCAGGCGTTCATCCGTTTTACCCTCGCAAATATAAACCTGAAGGTGATAGTTCATAAACGCATCATACATTTCGGGATGAATACGCTTGATATTGGAAAGGTTCATGCGAACTCCATCCATTTCGATAGAGTAATCCATTTCAGCAAAGCGGCAAATAGAGAGTGTTCTTTGCTGTCCATCAATTACTTCATAAGTCCCATCTCCATTGTCCGCCCAATACATAGCATTAAGCGGGAATCCGTTGAGGATAGAGTCAATGACCGCCTTCTGCTTGGCATCGTCATAAACAAACTCGCGCTGATATTTTGGGCGGACATTCAGTTTACCGCCATAAGCGTAGACGCCTTCTTCATCATCATCGTAGTAGTCAGCAATCAGTTCTGCAATAGTGGGACGGTATTCAGTAATTTTCATGGGTTTTTATCTCTTTTCTTTATTTATCTTTTGTATATATATTATACTATAGATTTGAGGAAAAGTCAAAATTTTGATTAAGCAGATTTTACTTAAATACAGAAATAATAGAAATTACCAAACTGATGACAGAAAATAATATGGGTATTATTTTATCTATAAGATAATCTTTAACTATGCTCCAATTATAGTTGCCATCTTTTAATTCTGTATCCTTTTAATTAAAATCCGAGCGTATTTACGCTTCCCATCAATAAAAGGGTAACCTTTATTATTTTCGTCCACATGAGTATTTGCCATTTGTCCAATAATCTCAAACTGCTCCGGACAAAACTTATCCAAAAATGTAATCGGTACTCCCATTACTCCAAAATAATCTTTCGGAATATTCACCACTTTACTCACTTCAATTGCATCATAATTATCATATTTCGGATACTCTTCGCGGCGATTAGTATCAATGTAATAAGTAGCAGTCAACGGAAGCGGTTCAAGAGATTTACGAGTACGGAGAGTGGTGAACCACGTAATTGCAGGAACTTTACCTATTTTTTGCCCTTTATCGTTATAATTATTCCCTTCATAATCATCGGGCATAATAAACTTCATTGTTTTATTTGCTGAATAACCAAGTCGCATTTTCCCATCTTTAATCAATGGGAAAATCTCTTTATAGGTAATAGCATTATTATTACCGAGGACAAGGAAATCTTTATTATACTCAACGAGTAAAGCAATAAAATCTCTAAACTCGGAAAAAGGAGGATTTGTAACTACAATATCGCATTGCTTTAATTCCTCAACAGACTCATCAGACATAAATGAACCATCACCACTCAACTCTACAGTGACCACATCATTCATATCAATAAATCCATCTTCGTTTCTATCGTCATCAACCACGTATTTTGTCGCTTTGCCGCCTTCTACATAGTTAATAGCCGTGAGGCGTTCAATACCCAGTACTTCAAAATTATCAATGAAGAACTTTACAAAATTACTTTCAAGTCCATCATTACAATTACAGAGAATTTTCTTTCCTCGCCACTGATTCCGCGGCTTTTTATACTCCATCAGCTCTTTTTCAATATCTTCATAGGAGGTATAAAATTCATTATTTTTACCAACTTTTGCCGCGTGCATCTTCTTATTATCGCATCCACCCGCTTCTTCTGCGGTAAGCATCTCCTCAACACCTTCAACCAGTGCAAACTTCACCGGGCTTCCTGCTTTCTTTATCATTAATCCCTGATTAACAACACCATTAAGTGCTGCTGCTGAAATCGTTTCGCCGCACTTTTTCGTCAACTCTGCGGCGGAAAACTCCTCTCCTGCCTGATAATTAGCCATTGCTTTTCTAAGCGCGTTTGCGCCTTTTTCAGTCAATTTCATTTACATACCTCACTTCTTATTTTTCTATATATATTATACTACAAATTTCACCAAAAAGCAAAAAAGCACTTCATACGAAGTGCGTATAACAACATGGCGGGGTAACGTTTCCGTACCTTATCCCGCCATGCTTATTATAAACTGGCGAAGGCAAATATGTCACGTTTACGCCCGACTATGCGTGACTGCGCCTTTTGTTTTTGCGACGCCAACATGGTAAGTGCTGGGGCCGCATCAACGGGATTTACCACTTCCCGCCTTTGAGGGAATAGTCCGTCACCCTCATTGCGCCTGATAACGACTGCGCTTTGTAAGATTTTTCCATAGAACTATAATCGGACTTCTTCAAACGACTATAGGATAGACGGTGTTTTAATCCATCGAAGCAAGGGCGATGTCGTAACGCCACCCAGCCCACCGCATACACGATGATGTTGAAACAGGTTTGTACTTCTCCTGTTAACCCCTCATCGGTGGCACCGAACTTAGCAGTTGGTCAGACTGCTATTAGCAGTAACCGCAATTAGGCGGCTACAGGAACCGTTCCCACGCCTGGTGGGTCGGCGATTTTCCTCCCTTTTCCGCGTGTCCATTTCTGGGGTGCGATGGGCGGAGGAGTACCAACAGCAAGGGGAATAGGTCGTCACCCCTCTATGCCATCTGCCTGAATTGGATTACGTTTCTCCAATTTGTTGGCTTCGACAGTAAGTACTCTTTTACGGACGTCACTGTCCACTCGAACCGGACGGGGAACATCCCACGTCAAGGGAGCGGTTTATCTTGCCGATTAAGCCAGCCCGAAGCCGGGAGTTTAACCCGTTTCACCGCAAGCATCATAAAGCATCTAATAAGCCTCTAATGCTTCATCGGAAAGGCGACGAACAAGACAGTTTTCTAAAGTTCCTCTCTTTAGCGTGGAGCATCCACACACGGTTAAGGGAGACCGTTTGAGAGGAATAGTTCCTCACCTCTCTATACGACTCTAAACGTTACTCGCTTTGTCGCGTCATTTCGCATATACAGCCGCTGTCAAGACGCGAATTACAGCGGCAGCAATCCGTTTCTGGAGTCGGAATCTCCAGCCCTCCCATCAGATTTGCACTGATGCTAAACCCTTACGGGTAAAGCCGCTTCTTGCGAGAGGGATATGATAACATCCATCAGGTAACCACAACCAACAATTATTTGTGACGGTGTTTTCGCACTCGTTGCACTCCTGACGCCAGAACCCTTTCGAGTTTCCCTGACGCTGCTCCGACCTAACCCATTGTCAGAATTGATTTAAGGTCTACCCAATTATGGGCCTTCCTTTGCTATAAACCTGACGGATGTTGCGCGTGTTGCTTCGATTTACTTCGCACAGCTCTTTATGCTTTTCAACCCAACCAATCACGACTTTACTTTAATGTAATAATAAATAATTGTCTTGTGGAAATTGAGCTCCACCGTGAGATATATCATTTCACCCACGAACGACAGCCGCTCAAGTTGGATTCGAACCAACATTCTGCGATAAGCCGCAGTTTCTACCACTTGAATTATTTGAGCGATAAAGCGTCGGTTGCTTTGGTGAAATAATCTGATGTAAGAACCGACTGAAGAATTATCCAAGGCACGAGTGTTAATGGTATTAACGCGCCCAGCTTAGCTTAACCCGAATAGTATGAGTTATACACATCTCTATTATTGGTGATTGGTGTCGGTGGTGGGATTCGAACCCACCCTGCATAGTTCCTAAAACTATTGCCTCCTGCCGCTGGGCTACACCGACAAACGCCGATTACTCGGTAGAATATTCCCCAATATTTGCTCTACTATTATTGCCCATAATCGCATGACAATTTGGACAAAGTATCATTAAGTTTTCAAAGTGGTAAACGGATACATAAAATTGGTAAACAAATAGAATTTCCGACCAGCGCGTCTGCCAATTCCGCCATTTCGGCGTAATAGCAATATGAGAATAGTACCACATTGCGTAAAGGCCCATATTTATTTATATAGCGCAGCAAACACTCTCAAAAGAGTTAACTGGTCAGGTTGCTATTACGGCCATCCCTGCGCTTATGGTGTGTCCTCGGAGATTTGAACTCCGGACAACACGATTAAAAGTCGTGTGCTCTACCAGCTGAACTAAGGACACATATCAACAAGGGCTTTCTCATTGCCTCCGTAGAGTCCACCGAGCTTTCACGGACATCCTATATTAGGAACCCGTGGCCATTGTTATATTATACAATTTGTTTTTACTTTTATGCCCCTGAGGTAAGGACTGTCCGCACATTTAGCTTTTGAGGTTATGTCAGTGGCTAATTTTGCTTCGTATAACTGACCATGGCGCGGGATGAGAGAATTGAACTCCCGTAGAGCGGTTAACAGCCGCTTGCTAAACCACTTAGCGAATCCCGCCAACCGCCGCTACTGCGGCGAAAATTAATAGCAGTTCCTATTATTATTGTTATTCTTTGTAATTTTCAAGTTCGCTATCAATTTCATCCGGATTCAATAAATAATCTACATATGCTTCCATTGCCGCTTGCTGGTCATACCAAATGCCAACAAGTCGCGGCCGGCGGCGTTTGCGAATATCGCAAAATTCATCATACGCCGTTTCATGGTCTTTAGCAGAAAGATGAAACCATTCAGATTTATCTGAAAAATGTTCACACGACTCTGCTTCTCGCCCAAATTCTTCATGCCTGTCGGAACACACAGTTTGATGGATACAATCTTTACAAATTATATTAGAATCCTTCTTTTCAGCCATTGTGGCGGACAATTGCGCCGCACATCTTTCAGAACATAGCGGTAAACCTCGATAGTGTAGTACCATTTCATCCGGTTGTCGTTGAAAGACTTGATTACAATTTTCGCATACAAATAGTTTACGCATTATTGATTTCACCACACAAATTCAGGATGCTCTTTCATAAATGGGTCTACCACTTCTTTAATCGCCAAATATACGGCATATATCGTAGAGAAATATACGGTCAAAGAATGTTGTACTGTAATAGTTACTCCGGCTTCAAATTTTTTTGCGCCATAATCATAGTAAATAAACCAATGCTGGCCATGACCATCCCATTTTTCTGTGTCTACACAGTCTTCATCATATGTAAACTTTAACAATTTACGATAGAGTAACTGATGGAGAGCAACCTGCTGTGCGGTAGACTTATTCTGGAAATAGTTCACATTACTATAATACTTATCATCCATCTCCTGGGCGGCTTCGACTATATCATCCACCCGGCCGTCATTATCAATATAATAATATTGCCTACCGTACGGAGCACGAGCAAATGGATTCTCTACGATTTCAGACGCCTTTTTATTAATCACTTCCAACAACTCATCAATTATGTCCTTGGTCAATACAATTGACCGTCCATCAACTGTCAATGTAGGCGACTCGCCCGCATTCGACCACTCCAACGTATACTCTCCCATAACCTTATACTCCTATATCCTATCTTTTACACTCTATAGTAGTTAGTATTAACTTACCATCGCGCATTATTAAGCACGGTTCTTGATTTAGCGCTATCTCCAGTCGAATACGCGGCAAATCCTTAAATGATGAAACCCAATCACCAATCACAAGAAACCGCGCATTATCGTCTTTAACTACTACTAACTCTCCATCCTCCAAGATAGGATTATAATAGTCCCAATTAGAGGTGGTATCCTGCCGCAGACGGCAATTATACGTAAACAATATTTAATACCTTCTTATTTGTTCTAATCCAAGACACAATTATGTATTACAAGTACATTGCTTATTGAGCAGAAACTGCTGTACGTGTCTTTCTTTATCTTACATATATATTATACTATATTTTCGCTAAAAAGTCAAAAATTCAAACTCACAAAATGGCCGAGAGGATGGGATTTGAACCCATGCACGGATATTCACCGCCTAACGCTTTAGCAAAGCGCCCCCTTAAACCAACTTGGGTACCTCTCGAAATGAACTTTGATAATTGCCGTTATCAAAGTCATCCAATTAACGGCCCGGCTGGGCCTGCCCTCGGCAAAGGACTAATTGTACTGCGTAGTTAAAGCGCAGGTTGGTAGTGGGTACCGGAGTCGGACCGATATATCAGCCGTGAAAGAGCTATATCCTAACCATTAGATGAACCCACCATTGGCGGGAGACGTGGGATTTGAACCCACGGACGGTTGCCCGCCGGCAGTTTTCAGGACTGCTGTCATAAGCCACTCGACCAATCTCCCAAATCAAGACCCATTTTATCAGTTTGCGCTACCAATTGCGCCACTCCCTTGTAAGGGAGGAAGGACTTGAACCTTCAACACAACTGTCCTTATTTATATTGCTGGTTGGGTCTTTTTATACTTACTGCCACTTTACGCGGTCATATCTCTCATTATACACTGCAGCGCGCATTACTTCCAGCGGCGACAATACCTGTTTTGTAGTAGTAGTTGCCTGCAGCTTGCCATTCTTATCTGCCGTAATGGTTGTAGTAGTCTCGACCTCAGTGCCGTCAATTACTGCCTTAAACAGCGAGGGCGAATAACCACTCACCATACAACAGTTCTCACCACCGACGGTCTGCTGGAACATACCGGCATGAGAATCACGCACGTTCCAGTATACCAGAGCCGGCATCTCATAGCCAGCTGCCGCAAACTTGGCACGAATTTTGGACATGAAAGGAGTTGTAACATCGCGCTGAGGCAAGGCACACCAACGATTCATGTCCCGGCGGCTAACTTCTGCATCTTCACCCCAATACGGATTGAACTGCATATCAGAAATAATATACAGCTTCTTGGGCATATCTTCCTGCGGCATATCATGCGCCATAGCAGTATACAAAATCAGGTCAAAAACTGCCTGAATGTTAGTGCTACCTGCCCAGTCTGCGCGAGACATATTTATCAACTTTTCCGACAAGTCATTTCCGCGAATAGTCTGCAGGACAGGAGTATTGGAGAAGGTGATAAACTTACCATGGAACGGCCCGCGGCACTTATCCGCGCAGTACAACCCCAGCGACAGTGCTACTTCCATCGGCTCTCCCATCATTGAACCGGAAGTATCTACCACGCACAGCCCAGTTTCATCACGGCCTTCCAAATAATTCGGCAGACTCTGCCACAAAGCATCAGACAGTTTGCGCGCAAACAGGTTATTATGCCCTACCCAAGCCTTGTGAACCACATCAACCGGGAACAGCGCAGCCGCGTTAATCTTAGCCTCACCAGTAGTCGCCGCCACAATATGGTCAATATATCGGTAAGCATCATGCTTTACAAAAGCCTTCTGATACTTCAGATTGGCACGCGAAGGTACCGCCGCATAGTTCACTTCCTTCCACCGCTTAGCAGAAATCTGTGTTTCTACAACCTTAAGAGCGGCGCGCATTTTGGACAAACGAGTACGATACTCCCGCTCACTCCAACCCCAATCCTTAATCAACCGCCTTGCATAAGCTCTGGTGGTGGCGGAGGAAGTATTACAAGACGGCATCCACTTGGCAAGCAGAGTCATTTCGGACGTCATACCCTTACAATACAACATCCAGTCATGTACCAACTGATTACACAGCTACGCACTTACTTCGCCAGCAACGGCTCCTTCATCTAACAGACAAAGGTAATCGTCGCCACGTCCAAAAAACAGGATATTATCCAACTGATTAATAACCAACCACGGATAATAATGCGCCAGCCACTTCAGGCATACGCGGAATACTCTCCGCATACCCTGCCCACCGCGCACGTCGCGCATATAAAACAATATTCGCATAGCAGTCTCACGGTCTTCGGCAAAGGCCTTAGAAAAGACCTCTATAATCGCCGGCTCCGGCGACTTCTTCATCGCGCCCAATCGTCCGAAAGCATCAACGCACGCATTCATCGTGGACTTAAGGGCGCCAGCTCCATTTTCGGTAGCAGTATAATTTTGTTCAGATTTCATTTCATTTAAAAACTTATTCATTTTATTCATTTTCCTTTATTCAAGACATTAAAAATTTGTAATAAATGCTGATTGTGTCTTCTAAAAGACTAGACTCTCTTTTTTGTCTATGGAGCGTGGTTTTAAGAACCACACGAAACTTTAAGTTGATTGCTGTAAGAGTCTATGGAGCTGGTGGAGAATTATGATATCTCAACCTATCGCTTCAGTGCTACATTATTTTCACATTGTAGTCTGGACTTTCTCTTAACCATGACAATTGTTTTAGGTTCTCCGTATAAAGTCTCTACACTCGGTATTTAAACCTAGCTCGGGATTAGCTTAGAGAATACTTGCTTCTTTCTTTTCTACCTTTTCCTTTATTCGCACCTTTATAAGTTGCTGTTAAAGAATGACAATTGGGACATATTAAATCTAAATTTTCTTCGCTATTATTAAGATAATTTCCATCAATATGTTCTACTTCTAATGGCACCTCGCCTGTATATGGATTAATTTCTGACCAACCGCATCTACTACATTGATTATTATATTTCTCTTTTAAGTATCGGCGCAGATGGTCTGAAACTTGATATTTACCTTTTAATCCAGTTTCTTCTCCATTTTTCCATCGTTCAACCCACTGCTTATGCTGATAATCCCTTTGACATTTATTATTGCAATATTTAGTAGATCGACCAGACAATGTTTTACCACAATTTAAACAATTCATTAATTCTCCTTAGCGTTCCCCGAATTGGCGGAGTTTCCAATATAGGTTTCCCTATAATGTTGCAATTTTACAAGGCGATTGCACTACCATTGTGCTAACCGACCATAGGGCTTGCGCCCATTAATTAATAGAAAGAAGATTAGTAACCAAGTCGTTCGCGGCCGACTCTGCCTCAATTGAATCCTTCAGATATTTGCCCATCTTATCACAATAGGCATAGGCCGCCTCATACTGCCGCCGCGCCTCCTCAAATCGCTTCTGTGCCAGAGCGCGCCGCTTGGCGGCCACCTTGACATCGCAGCGTGCCTGCGCCAATGTCCTCCCAAAATGTACATCATACGGCTCTAAGCCGTCCCACTTAGCAATACCACGCACATTCTTCCCGGCAAAGCGCGATACACAAATCGTCTTGCCCGACATCTCAAAATACTGATACTTACGTTTCATAATTTTCTTTCCTTTCTTTATCTTATACATATATTATATCATATCTTTTACATAAACTCAAATTTTCAGATAAACAAATTTCGCTATAGCGTTTTGCTACTCTACGCTCAACACTGTTAGTTGGTCTTCGTAGCCTCTCCTAATTTAACTTTCCTCTCCTCACTACTCGGCTATAACGAAATTTGCCTCTGGCTCAGTTCCATGCCGTCGCGGCGTTTTCTTCCCACTACCTAATAAGACGGTAGCCGCGATTGAACCTGCATTGCGTTTTGCCTTACTTACATCACCCGGTCTAACGTGCCGGTAGGTCGTAACGCTATTATCAATTCTAATACGTATTAGCACGGATGCGAGATATATCATTTCACTCGCTATCAGGTTGCTGGCCTATTGATAATAGTAGGGGAAGGGTGCCTTCAGCCATAGGAGCAGCCACCGTGTATTCTCTCTAACGAGCAATAAACCCGCCTATGTTCACATTACATCCCTATCAATATAACGCCTATTTTACTTTGCTTCTTTTGTTTTACAAGGACTAACCACTAAGCCACATATCGCTTGCGCGCCGGTGGTAGTTGAAATAGGCAAAATCCATGAAATTGTCCTTGCCGCATAGCGGTGGTAGCAAATGTCGGAGTTGGACCGCTATCCCAGTTCCCAAAACTGGTGTGTTACCGTTACACTACATTCGCTAAATGCCGGCCGAAAACCGGCTAAAAGAAAGAAAGAAAGGAAACTAAGGCTCTGGCGTAGATGCGCCTTGGTGCCGGAGAAGGGACTCGAACCCATACGAAGTTTTCTTCAGGGGATTTTTGGCAACGGATAGAGGGATTGCACCTCTCTAATAACCACTTGGCTCCGTCAAGTCCCCTGCGTCTGCCATTCCGCCACACCGGCATAAGGTTGCTTAAAAAGGGCAACCAATCCTTAGACGACTTATTTAGTGTAGTCGTCCATAAACACCCCACTGGGTAGGGACACCATTCAAGACGGGTTGTTAGCTACGGCAAATGCCTTATTATATGTTATTGCTGTGTCCGTCTTTTGGTGGTATCGGTGGGATTTGAACCCACAGCGTATCAAAGTAGACGATTTTGAGTCGCTCGCGTCTCGCCAGTTGCGCCACGATACCAAACGGGCTTATGCCCGTCACAAAGAAGGAGGTATTGGCTGCCGGAGTAGGAGTTGAACCTACGATACATGGGTCAAAGCCATGTGCCTTACCGCTTGGCGACCCGGCAATGTTTTCTCTCACTTTCTACATATAGTATAACATAATTTTCTCAAAAAGTCAAAATTTCTTAACCCGGCTTTTCCTTCGGACGGAGCCTTTCACCCCCGTACCATGTCTGCGTGGGTTGCGGTAGTGCCGTCCCACCATACGGACACACATTATTGTCTTCAGCGCGTTTATTCTTTCGCCACCGAAGGCAGCCGGTCCATAAGGGGCTTAGCGCGGTACCCCTAATCCTTTTTCAGTTTACCACAGAAGGTTTTTGTACGCGCACTGTGGGATAACATACGTTCTTTTTCACACCAGCCACTTATTCTGGAACTTATATGCGGTAGCGCCTTGCCGTGTGTTAATACCGACTCATAAGGCGTCGGAGGTCTGCCTCAGAACATATTCATTATCAGTGGTGTCGGCGGGAATTGAACCCGCGGTTCTAAACTGCCCCATCGGCCAACACCGTATCTCTCCATCATTATGTATATATTATATCATAATTTTGGAGAAAAATCAAAATTAGGAAACCATGGAATTTTCATTATTCAAAAATGCCACATGGAAAACCAGCTTCGGTAAGCCAATCAGCTATCACTCTACTATGACATAGAGGGTCGACCGCATCATTAACCAAAAGCACTACGGGTCTACTACAACCCAACCGGAACAAGTCTTGCGCCACTGTAATGGGATTAAGAGCCGCAAGCACTTCTTTGGTAAAATGGAAGCTATAAGCATCTTCATCATCCATATCATCCCAATGTCTTGGTGCGAGTGGTCGATAAGTCCAGCCATAATACCAATCCGGCGTTTCAGAGCTAATAGAAATAGTTGCCATACTCGGAGGAATTTCATGAAGTTGCGCAAAAGTCGCTGTATAAAACATATTCATTTTATCACCTCAAAATATTTGATTGGACCATCATACACCAAATCATCACCTGCGGCGCACCATTCGTCGTCTCGCAAATCGGCGCATCTACGAGGCGCAGTTTTGCCACATTTTTCATACCACACGCCGCGTCGCCGAATGCGAAAATGAAAGTCAAATCGGTCTAAATCCAAATTCGGGTCGTCCATTTCCTCCTCGGTGGGAAAACACAGCCGATAGGCAATCAGAGTTACTTTTGGATTATCGGTATAGGGTATTTCGCGCAAAGAATAGTGATTTACTAAAAATTCGGCATCTTTTTCTATAACCGCTTTCATAATTTCTTCGCGCGAGTAACCCTCATCCCACATATCCCAAATCAAATCGTCTCGCGCAACTCCAGTATAAGAGTCACCTGTGAGGCGTTGCCGCATTCGCAAATCCCAATATGGCGCGACCCATTCGTCAATACCGAGCGCGTAGCCGCCACAATTTTGCCGAGTGCGCTGACTGTTTGTTTCGATACTGGTCAATTTTCTTGGCTCCTTTTCATTTTCTATATATATTATATCATATATTTTAGAAAAAATCAATTTTTAGAAAACCAGAATTTTTATTTTAACCATTCAGCATCCAAAGTAATAGCATACGCGATACCAGCGTTAAAATGCGGCAAAGTGCGAATTAATTCACGTGCTTCCTCAGACATTTTATAGCCATAAGTTGTATAGTATGAGTCCAAATTAGTGAAAACTATACTTTGCCATACCGGTGTCATCGAAGACGTAAGCATTTCCATGAAAGCGTCATCCACCGGTTGATTGAAAATATGATTCTTTTTATTGGACAGGCCAAAGCACATAATACAATTATTTAAGTTGGAACTATTTACACATAATCCACTATTTTGTATTAGTGTAGAGTTACGAATACCCCATGAGTTAATAATAACAGAGCTATCTACTACCAATCGGCTATCCTTAATGTTCTCACTGAAATAAACCTGTTCAGAGCGATTAATGAGAGATGAATGGTCAATCTGTTCACTGTCTGTCACCCACTTACCGCAATCTATTTCCTTTGACCGATAAATGTGTTGGCTATTATAAATAGAGGAGCTATCTTCTACATCTGCCGAATACCGGACATCAGTGCTTCGATGAACTTTGAGGCTGCCAAAGACACCATCTAATCTATCGACCTGCAAAGCTGCCTGCGTCGCCAGTATATCAGATTCTCGTGTCACGTCGTCAAAGCCCACGTTAGTATACAGCCACCATATCCGTTCTACATCCGTTGCCCATTCCTTTAGCGCCCGCGCATATGAATAATCATTATTAGCCTGTACCCACTGTTGGAAATCCATCCATGTAGGATTGTCAGTCTTATACTCCAAAATTTGCTGGCGAGTCATTGCGCTGCCTCTCTTTTTGCCAAATCATCCAAAACAAGCGTCGCGCGCCCGTTGAGCAACTTAACGAAAGACACTGTTTCTTCATTTTTATCAAAATACACCTTTGGATATAACCGTCCTTTGCCGACAACTTCCGCATGGCAGATATCACGGCAAAAACGCAAATACTGCGCAAACGTCAGCCCCATCAATCGGGCGCCCATCACTGCGCCACTGCCTTCAGTTTGTTCTATATGTAGAGCATCCCAGTTTGGAACCAGTATATATTTGCCGGGGCGAGTCGCTGATTCTTCCAAAGAAAAGCAAATCTGCCTTATCATGCGCGCAACTCCTTCCACAAATCTTCCATTTCTTTCTTTTCATCATCTGATAACACGCACAAGTCACCAAAATTATCAACCTGCGCGAATCGCGCCAGAACCGAATCAAATGGCGGCAAATCCTTGTCCGGGTCAAAATGTACCTGTGTTTTAGCGTCCAGTGGTACGTAATCCTTAACTACGTACTTGCGCACAGTTGCCGCGCTCCAACCAGATTGCTTTGCGACTTCGGTATATGACCGATATAAATAATACAGGTCATTCATATACTGAATATCTTCTTGCGTTACTTTTCGTGCCATATTCCGTATCTCCTTCATTTTCTATACATAGTATAGCACTTTTTTCTTCAAAAGTCAAAAAAGAGGGCGCGAAAACCGCGCCCAAATCATTACTTGTATAGATTAACCTTTGACTCAATCAAAGAGGTAATATACGCCGCCAAATCCCCGAAGGTCGCACTTAGAGTAGCTTTTGTATCTTCCGACAATTGGCTCATAACAGCTTCATATGTGCGCCGGAAGGCTTCTGCTTGGTTTTCAGCGTCAAAAGCGTTTTTATCCTTAAGTGCTTCAACATAAGTTTGATTAGTGGTAATTACACATGAGCAAATGATTTCTTCTGTACGTTCAATAATGTGCCGCAGATTCTCGTTATCAACTTCGTTTTGTAGTGCCTCTGATTTCTTTCGCAAGAAAGTCACAATATATGTCGTCAGTACACCCAGTAAGGGTACGATACATACAGTAAAAATAGTCTGAGCAATAGCAGTCCAGTTCATAGAACTAATCCTCCTTAATAATATTGATTATAAAATGTAATTTTGGCATTGCTGTTTTCCGGCAAACTAATAACCTCACCGGGAAGTAGCCCCACCATAGAGCAACCGCTAAAAGGTATGGGCGCCCCGGTGTCTAATTGTTTAACAATACCAGTATGACTATCCCAACGTATGCGCGCGTTGGTTAGCGGCTCTGCTAAGTATAAAATATAGTCACCGAAACCAATCGCCGCGTTTCTCAAATAATCACGTGCGACTGTAGTTTCATATATAAATGGAGTGGGTGCCTCTCCGCCAACTACCCGCTCGTACTTAGTTTGCCGCTGTCCCTGTACAGTATAAATAAACGGAACCGTGGATTCTGACAGAGCGCGCGCGAATGGATAAAAGCAAACAAATTTAATATTGCCTTCCCCTTTGTAGATGCGCCCGCCGTTAGGCCCGTCAAAACAAACAAACTTAAAAGTCGGCGCGCCGGATACTTTAGCAGAGTAAGCTCGGTCTGGCATTTCGTCAAAAATAAGTGGCGCAATGTTCTTGCCATTAAGCCATTGTTTTAGTCCGGAAATATCTGAATCGGTTACACTATCAAAAGCAAAATCAATTGTAATATCCTTTTGTTTATAAGTTGTACCGAAATAGAATGAACCGTCCCGTCCGGTAGCAGTTCCAGTTTGTTCAGTCATAGACGGCGCTAGCCCCAAGTTATACCGGTTACTATTGCTAACTCGTAAAATATGATATGTACTACTATGGATTCCATTATAAGTGAACCCTGTAAATTCAGCCATCCTTTTACCTCCACAATTCCTTCCTTTTTATAAAACGCGCGCACGCCCGCGCGAATAACATAAAAGAAAAGAAAAATCAAATTTGCCTTTTACTCTAAATTTAAGTAGATAATTGTGCCGCCGGCTCTACAAATTTGCGTTTCGGCGCAAAATGTAGTATAATAAAGGTACTAAAAGGAGGTATTTTATGACCTACAATAAAACACAAATTTATGATATGGTGACAACTTGTCTGCTTTGTAACATCCATCATTTTGCGAAAAATCAGCCGTCCATTCCTCTTACCAACTTTGACTGGGGCGATGAAGACCATCGTTTGTTTTTGGCGGTTGCTATAATTTATAGCGACCATGTGAATAAACCTATTCGGTTAGATATTCCTCGCGGCGACCGTGTGGCCATTGCTAAATACTTCAAAGACAATAATTGGAGCTACTTTAAGTCCGCGCCGAAAGCCCCCAATAAAAAAGAGCTTCAAACTTGTCTTGATGTACATGATATTTTAATGTTTACCGAGACTGGAATAAACAAGGACTTGGATGAACATGATTATTCGCATCCCGATTGGACTTTCGCCGATATTTGGCGCGAATATTATAAGCCAAAGGAGGAAAAGATAATATGAATTTGTTTATTATTAACGGAATGCCGCAATCTGGTAAATCCACTTTCGCAGAGATGTGCTGTGATTTTGTCGGCCCATATGGATTGAATCTATCTACGGTTGACCTTGTAAAAGACTTAGCGCGGCAAGCTGGATGGAACGGACAGAAGACCGGAGAGGAGCGCGCGAAGTTGGCGGCCTTTAAGGACTGCCTAACTCAATGGTGGGACAGCCCATTTCGAGATGTTACTACAAAAGCAGAGCTATTTGAGTTTGACCTATTAGCAAGAGACGCGCCCCTGCCGGCTTTGGTCTTTATTCATTGCCGAGAACCGCAAGAAATTCGGCGCTTTGTATATGAACGCAATGCCAGAACAATTTTGGTACGACGGCAAGCTGTTGAATCAGAAATGACCACCAACGCAGCAGACGCTGGTGTTTTTGACTATCCCAATTATGACTTGACTATCCATAATGATGGGACGCTGGAGGATTTACAGGCACAGGCAGAAGCATTTTGTACAAAATTGGGTTATAAACGTTGTAAATTCTTACATAATTGAGGCTCTTTGGGGCCTCAATTTTTGATTTTTTACAAAAATTGTGATATAATATATACAGAAAAATAAAAAGGAGCAAATACTATGTTTGGCTGTATCAATGGTTACAATTTTGGCGAAATGGAAGCCATGAAATACTACGCAATGCCGTCCACTTGGGATGAGGCTAAAAAACGCGAAAATGTACAAAGCAAAATTTTTTCTGGTGACTGGATGGCAACAGAAAAAATGGATGGATTCTTTGGAAAATTTGTCAAAGACGATGCTGGCAATATGATGCTGTATAGCAGGAATCGTGGGGTAAATGGTCAGTTTGCTGATAAATTGGATTGGGTGCCGCAGTTGCGTCCGTTCTTCAATTCTTTGCCAGCGGGCACTTGCCTGCTGGGAGAGCTATATTTGCCATCATCTCCGGGGTCTAAAAATGTCCAAACAATTTTGGGATGCTTGCAGGAAAAGGCGATTGCGCGGCAGGAGAAGGGTGAGAAGATTTGTTTCTATGTTTTTGATTGTCTTGCAATGGACGGCTGCAATTTAATGGACAAGGGATACGAGGAGCGGGTGGCCGCGCTAGTATCTTTCTTCAACACAATTCAGCCGTCAAAATATGTACGATGTGGTAAATGGTTTTCTGGCGCGGAATTGTGGGAAGAACTTGGGCGTGTGCTGGATGCTGGTGGTGAGGGAATGGTAATTATGAAGAAAACTGGTAAGTATGAGCCATCTAAACGTCCATCCTCTACTACATTGAAAATAAAAAAGGAAATTAAACAAACAATTGATTGCTTTTTCACCGGAGCAGTCTTGCCGCCGACCCGCGAGTATACGGGTAAAGATATTGAGCATTGGAAATACTGGATGGACGGCCGTTCTGGACAAAAATTAACTGGAGAATTATACCCTGAAATGAAGGCCGGACGCAATCTAATTCCTATTACAAAAGGATACTTCCATGACTGGGCTGGTTCGCTACAAATTGGTGTGTTGCGGAAGGCTCCCGGTGGAAAAACTACTATCATGGGAGTTGAATATCCGGGTTATCATGTCGAATCTATTGGATGGCTGAGCGGGCTGCCTGATGAAATTAAAGCCAACCCACAGCAATATGCCTTTAAGCCTTTGGAAGTTAGCGCGATGGAAATTTATACTGATGGGGCCTCTATTACTTTGCGTCATGGAAAAATGGTGCAATGGCGCCCAGACCTTAATTTGAAAGATTGCTTGTGGCAAAAAATATAAATAAATGAGAGGAGAAAATAATGACAGTTTTTCTAAGCCAGCAATTCGATGGTCAAGCCATCCGAGGAGCTCGTGACCGATGGCAAGATGATGTATGGGTGGTATTGCGCTATATTGGCGAATACTATCGAACCAACACAAATTTGGAGGCGATTATTGTATCGCCGGAGTTACGTGACGCCTTCGTAGATGCATATGTGGATTGTTATATGACTACGATGTATATGTTCCCGTATTTGTCTAAAATTCAATTTTACGAGTGGCGCGACGGTAAGAAGGAATGGTTCCCTAATCCGATTGCGTGGTTTGAGCGGAAATGTTGGGACCCGCGAGAATAAGGCATTAAAAACAAAGGCGTAGGTTGTATGACCTACGCTTTTATTTTTTGTTTAAGGAGAATAGGATGTCTTTTGACAGTAGAAGAGAGATGAGTTGCCGTAGAAGTAGTAGATAGGGAAGGCGGAAACTGTTATGCAGGTAAATCCTCATTAAGAGTTGCAAAGGCATTTGCACCATCAGTACACAATGCGCTGATACCAACATAGGCTATAGTAGCTTCTGCATTATCAGTATATGTATAAGTAGCAATATTATTATTACTAACAGACATATTACCAACAGTCTGTCCTGAATTAGCAGTAGTACCACTTTGACCTGTGCGCAAACTGTTATTACCAAATAGATAGTTTTGTGCAGAATCAAAGAATATAAATACAGAAGTACTACTAAAATTAAATCCTTTAAGTCTTACTGTGTCTCCCTTTGTTATAGGAATTAAACCTGTAGCACAGAATCCATTTTCTGACACTTTTTTATCTGGATTACCAGATGATAAGGAATATCTTGTGTTATTGAAATATCCATATTCATCCAAGATATTAGTTGCAGGAGCAGATGCCACAGCAGTAGCTGTTATAGTTATATTGCCGGTTACATTGGGAATTGCAATTTTCCCATTTGAATAATAATTTGACATATCAATGCCTCCCATTGTGATTGTTATAGTAGCTCCATCCATAGTAAATCCTGCATCAGCTATTATTTCTGCCACATATGATTGTCCTGCTATGACAGTATTTTTTCCGTTAAGATGGCAATTTGTAAGATTTTTTTGTATTGAATAGTTTAAGGTAGTTTTAGTACCTGTGAAATACAGGTCTGTTACATCAATATCATTAAGTTTTATCTGTACATCAGATATGACATAGCCATTTTCCACAGTTAAATCAGCCGTGTAGTCTTGATATTTCGCCACACTTGTATCTGTATTACTATTGACAACATCAGTAAGATTATTTGTAATAGTATAAGTAGGAAGATTAAGTGTGATTTGTGTAGGTGTACCATCAATACAAGCATTTCTGTAGGCATTTATCTCTTCTGCAGTAAATCCAAGAGATACAGCAAATGAGATTGCATGATTGGTAAATGTATCTGCAAGCCCACCAACCAAAGGAACATTCTTGATTTGTTCTATGTAGTATTTATACATATCAGCATTTCTTCTTCTTGGATTGGTAGGCTGTACTATATAAAAATTAGTCAGCTCATAGTCTTTGTCTATATCACTTTGAGATACACCAAGTAATGCCTCAAGCATAACTGCAATTGTACCTGTTCTGTCAGCACCTATGCCGCAGTGGAAATATACAGGATTGGAATGTGAGACAGAATCAAATACTACTTGCAGATAAAATTTCCATAGCGATGTAGGTGAAAGTGAATAATTTACATAACTATTTTCTTCAGGGTTTGCATAAAAATCTATGCCCCAAGCTGAATATGTATGTCTTGCTTCACTTTTGGGTAATAGCTGTAATTCTGTCCTGATGCCTACTTGACCCACCATAAGGTCTTTATCGACCTCATTAGGTTCTCCGCCTCTGACAAGCATACCATATTTTACTTTGCCACCATCACAAGCCCAACCACCAAGGTCTCTTGTATTAACACCAAGTGGATAAGGACTTGTCATAGCTACAGTTGTATTTAACCATCTCAACTGGTCAAGAGGTTTTAATGTGCCTGCTGCATTAGTGGATGCAAATGGAGTTGCTATATTTGGTACTTGATTGTAATATGTAACGCCATCAACAGTTTTACCAATAGGTTTAGTATTACTTTCCAATGCAGTTGCAGGTGCATAATTTTCAATTTGAGATGTGCTGTAATCATTTGGGTCGTAGGTTACATTATTGACAAAATTTCTCGGTGCTTCAGGGCACTGATGCCATGTGACGCTCTCTTTGCCAGATCAACTGCTGATTGCTCCAGCCATCTCGCCCACAGTGTATGTATCGGTTTTTCCGTTTTTGCTTCTTATAGCATCGGCAATGGCTTTTATGTTTGTATCGTTATATAATTTATTTGCCATTAATATCTCACCCCATTTCCATTTGGTATAGAAGCCAAAACATTATTAACGACCGACTCTATGTCTGCATTTGTACGGTAAGCGTCGGAGGCATATAGCTGCTGTAGGAATCCCTTTATCATAGGAGCAAGATATTTTTCCTGATAATCTTTATTAGGATGTGTTCCATCGGCATTAGTATATCCAGCAGGCACCAACGTCCATTTATTCTTAAACTCATCAACAAAAGGACAGAAGCCACTTTCCTCAGTCAGATTCAAAACTGGGAGGCAGTAATTCTTAGCCACAGCCTTGATATAATCCGCATACTCCGTTTGATAATGCCCGGTAGCTTGACTACCACCAGCAGTGTTTTTATATATATTGTAAGTACGTAACGGAGATATTACAACAATTCGTGCTTGTGTAAAGTTTTTAATGAGATAGTCGAAGAAATAATCTACAGCAGGTTTGAAGTAAGTATCTTTATCGGTTTGACCTGTTTCGCCGCCCAGAGGAATATTTTGGATATAGTCATTGATGCCACCGAAAACAATTACGAGATTATAGGAATCTTTGTCGGTAACTGCTGTAATCCTATCGATGAAATCGTTTTGAGCATTAGCATCCTCACCTGTATATCTCGCTACAAATCCTGTCGCGTGTTGACTATTGTTAACTACAGTGGAGGGTAAGAATCCTTCATCGCGTAATACTGTAACCCATTTTGTATAATTGCCATATGCATCAGACGAAATAGAGTCCCCAATAATCAATACTTTCTTATCAACCAAAGGTGATTCAGGACGAGACATTGCCGCAATGACAGTTTTATCAGAATCACTTATAGCATAGTTTGCATATTTAACTCCTGTATTTACCCATCTTGAACCAGTAGAGTAAGTAATTTCTTCATCTACTGTAACAATCACGTCCTTAATATCTGCCTCGGTAATGGCATCCTCCGTCCCATTTACAAAGGTGGATATAGAAAATTGCTTATAATTTACGTCACAATTCGCTACAGGGTCATTAGTAGACCAGCCCGCATAAATAACAACGTCTCCATTAGCTTCAACGCTGTACTTGACCCTTTTAATTGTGGGATGCCATTGTTCAGCGCCGCTTGCATTATAATAGGTAATGGATTCATTAGAGTCTACCCAAGATAGCATCTTTGTGCCTCTAATGCGAATTTTGGTAGGATTGTTCACATCAGTACGGCAGTTAACAGGCATAAGTCCCGTAGATAGCAGACCATTGCGGGGTGTTAGAGTGGCGCCGTTATCCCCTCTTCTTAGTTGATTCAATGCGGCTTTACTGGGGTCAAACAGGTTGGTAAAATTAGGGGTGGCGCTAGTGCCGGTTACTTTTGCATAGAGATAACCGTCAGGAAGCACATAGACTTTAGAGGCGTCCCCATTGGCTTCTAACCATTCTGTGCTTGCCGCATAGGTGGGTGCACCAGAGGCAGGGGGCGCAAGCCACTCCTGTAAGCTCAACGTACCTCCTTGTTCTAAATAGAGACTGTACGCGTCCTTGCCTATTTCACCAGCTGGTCCTTGGAGTCCTTGCGGTCCGGCCGGTCCTTGCGGTCCGGCCGGTCCTTGCGGTCCGGCAGAAAGCGTTACTGATTGCGCCTCGCTGCCATCATACTGCACCACTGTATCTCCATTAGTAATCATTAATGCAAACGGAGACGCTAACCTGCTATTTCCAGTCGCAAGTCGAGTATCTTCTGCCACTACTCCGTTGGCAGATATGGCTACCGTAAAAGTTTGTGCTGGAAACTCATAACCTCCACTCATCAACCGCCCACTACCTGAAAATGTCCATGTATTGATACTCGGCATGGGAACAAATAATGGTAGCGCGGCAGTGTATTGACCTATAGAACATCTACAATATAACTGATTTCCTGCGTTATAAGCAGTAGCAATTTCGGATAAATTAGTGGTACAAGTATAATTAGGATAGTCGCCGCTTAACTCAACCCAAAAAACTTTTGGTTCCAGAGCTTTTGCTATCGCCTCGTCTACTTGCGCACCGCTATAGTTACTTCTATATTCAGACATTGCCATCCTCCTTTATTAATAAATATTGACCATCACTGGACATTAAAGCATATCCATCCAAAGATTTTGCCGCATTTACAGGAGTATCTGCATCTACTTCTACCACACGGAATATATCCCCATCTTTGGTGATAAACGTACCAGTAGTAGTAATAAAATTACTATAACTCTCGTTATTAAAAATAATTTCTACCAATTTCTTGGTATACATTCTTGTAGGTTGCGCCATGCCGTCTAAGCGCCAAACCTCTGACCGGGTTAAAATTTGTACCAACTCTTTAGTATAAATTGGAATGTTAGTAGCATTACTTGGTAAAGCGGTACCTATAGCCGTAATAATAACATTGCCAACGGCATTATATAATACTAATTGCCCAGTAGTTTTATTCCACGTAGATGAAGCATTGTAAGATGTAATGGTAGCTGGTAAAGCATAGCCATCATTTGCTACCAAGGTCAAAACCACAGACTGCTTACGGCCAATAGTTGCTGGCTGCGTCGTACTACTACAATGTGTTAAATGGTATGTAATTGTGTAATTGTCCGTCACTACTTCTATGGCGGTAATAGTGATACTGACATTGCTGGTAGGATTAGACAGCACTAAAGTTCCAGTAGAAGCATTCCATGTATACTGCGCGCCTACTACAGAGACATCGGACGGTAAAATATAGTCCTCATGCGCCGTAGCAATTAAGGTTGCAGTCGAGCCTTCTTTAATCGTAGTCGCGCCAGTTACCGTACAATTATGCGCATTAATACTAATGGAATATGTAGTTGGAATTTTAATGGCACTTGCGCTAATTGTTACCGGCCCAGTAGGATTAGATAGGGTAATAACACCCGAATTAGCATCCCATGTATAAGTAGCGTTAGTAACTGAAATAGTGGCTGGGAGAGTATAGTCAGTGAACGGTGATAGAGTAATTGTGGCTGTACTATTTTCTATAATGGTAGTATCGCCACTGAAAGTACATCCCGACGCCTCAACCGTGATGTTGTACACGGACGGGAGCTTTGCCGCCGTTACCGTTACCTGGACTGCCTCGGTAGGAGACGATAACACAAGTGTCCCGGTTGCTTTATCCCATGTATGTGATGCACCAGTCACGGCCACAGATTCTGGTAGAGTATACCCGTCCGTTGCTGTTACCTTTAAAGTAGCAGTTTTACCTTCCGTGATTGTTGATGCTCCTGATACCGTACATCCAGTCGCCATAACCGTAATACTATATACAGCAGGCTCAGGGTCAGGGTCTGTTGCCTCTGTAGCGAAAGTATAGGTTCCGTCTGTTTTTTTATCCCAATAGTAATGAATATCTGGTAAAATTGCTCGGTCCGACCGCCCCTTAATAGTAATCCGCTTTGCTGTGACTTCGACGATGGCGTCCTGCCCATTCCAGCCCAAAGATGGTAAATTTATCATTGCTGCGCCAGTATTATTATAGCGCATCGCTTTAATATGTGGATAAGTTGGGGGGTTGCCCGCCCCATCATAATTTACTCCATCATCATACCCACCATATTGATATTCCCAACGAGTATGAGCGTGTCCAGAAAAATATAAAACATTGGGATAACTTGCGACAGCCTGTAAAAACGCATAAGTATTTTGTCGGTTGGCCTCTTCAACCGCCGCATTTTGCGTATAATATGGCATAATATAACCACGAGTAGAAGCCTGTAGGGGTTTTGCTGTACTATTTCCAACAATACCAATACGCGCGCCGAAAGGGTCTGTACTATTTAATTTGAAACCATTTCCCAAGTTCCCTGTCGGATTGCTAATATTCTCACAAGGATAATGTGTAAATAAAATGACTCGCTTACCGGCAGCTTGATATTCATCAAGTAATTCTAATGTGCGAGAACACGTTTCAGGTGTAAAAACAGGAAAAGCCTTTGGCACAAGTGTGGCGTTGGCACTAAAACCGCCGGCCTTGCTCAAGGATAAGTAAAAATAGACTGTGCCACAAACCTCCTTAATATTTATCCATCCATCTCCACCAACCGTAGCTTTCCATTCATCCTCTGTAATATTAGCTGTCCCGTTGCCACCTTCGTGGTTGCCAGTACAAGTACCATTTTTATCAGAATTTTTGAATAATTGATATACGACGTCCGCCGCGGTTAAATTATAGTTTGGGGTTAAATCTCCAGCGCAACATACCATACCAGCTGTATATTCTGCCTGCACTTTTTGAAAGTTTAAGGTAGGAGTCTGATTAGCAATAGTACGGTTATGAATATCAGAACAAGCAAAGAAAACTGTATAGACATCTGCCTGTTTTACAGGAGTGGCTGTAACAACATAAGAGCCATCATTGTCTACAGGGATGGTTACTTTCAACCGTCCATGTGTCAACGTGCCAGTAGCTCCGGCGATTGCGCTACCATTTTTTGTAACAGTAAAAGCACTAGCAGAGTCAAAAGAATAACCCTCGTCAGAGGACAAATAGCAAACTAAATACCCAGAGGAGGGAACAGTGGGCGGCGACGAAGCGCCTATAGCGCCGCCATAAGCCGCCCAGTGCTGTTTATTATATGTGATACTAAAAGCCATAATATCACCTTACCTCTGGACAATAGTCGCATAGCATTTTTTCAGGGAGTCGTCTACATTTGCGGTATACGCCATACCAGTAACACAAAGAGCAAATGCGACGGCATCAGTAACTGAACCAATAAGAGTAAGACCACTTGGCGTAGATGCCAAATTATCGCAATTTACGGAAATTTCTCCATTTGTCATATTCGCCGACTTCCATAAGCCAATACTGATATAGTTGGTGCCATTCCACTTGAAGAAAACTACTCTTGTCTTTTTTGAAGGAAGAGTCATATTAAATTTGTAAGTTCTACCACTTTTAATTGGCATTAAATTAGTGGCGGACCCTGTCCATGAAGAAATATGATTATTACCCTGCTGATTTATAGGTGCATAGATAGTTTCCTTCGTTACGCTATTGTCAGGGGAGGACCACATCCCAGCACATCCCCATATCCAAATAAATGGGACGGAGGATATTGTCACACTGCCAGTTGGTGTAATGTCAACACTATTTGTACTAATTCCCGCTTTGTCTGTATATACACCATTATTGTTTACAGAAATTGGAGCATGAGTCACAAAAGTATATGTTTGGTCAATCTTGTCATGTGCAGTGAGAATATACTCATTTGGCATCTTTTCCGCCAACCAGTTCAAACTTGGTGTCAAAGTAATACTTGAAGTATTGCCAGCTGACAATTCAACGGGAGTTTTACTGGTGTCACTTAAATTATATAGGGGAATATTCTCATTTCCTCTCGTCATATAAACATTGTACACAACAGGATATTTGGTGGTCACTGCGGCTTGCACAGTCACTTCAAAAGTTACTGCCGCCAACCCAGCATATGCTCCCTTACCAGTAACCGTCACCGTATTAGTCTGACCAGCCGTCAATGTACCAGATAAAGTATAATCTGTATTCTCAACTAAGGCGTCGGATTCAGAGTTATCAGAATAAACAGCTCGAACCACCTCGTTTAATTGTGCCAAAGTTGTACCAGCTGCAACCGCTGTGCTATTGTCATAAGTAACTTTCAAATGACTTAAAGTAATAGCCGCCTCCACTGTTACCGAGAAGGTGGTTGTAAAGCCTGCATACGTCCCTTTACCAGTTACTGTAATTGTATTTGTTTGTCCCGCTGTCAGCGTTCCGGACAGCGTGTAGTCCGTCCCCTTAGTCAGTGCCGCCGACGTGCTGCCGTCGGAGTATGTCGCCTTGACCACTTCGGTCAGCTGGGCAAGCGTCGTTCCAGCCGCGACTGCTCCGCCGGTATAGGTAGCGCTCAACCCGGTCAGCGTAGGAGCTGCAACTTCCATAGTAACAGAAACTGCTGCACTTTTCCCGCTGTAAATAATTGTCATGGTCGCGGTGCTACCGGCAGATGGCATAGTGCCGCTGACGGTTACCTCGCTAATTTTGGATGTTAAATCACGAGTTTCGGTTTGTCCGTCTGATGACTGATAAGTACCCGTCATACTAGTTAAATATGTTTTGATATTATCAGCTGTCGTTCCAGCCGGAACAGTAATGGACGTAGGTAAAACCTCTAATGCTGTTAATGTCCATGTGATAACTGGAGCATCACTGCCACTCCGTAAACTGGCAATTAATGCATCCGCAACAGCTTGGGTACTTGTATCGGTGTAGACCAAAGCATTAAAAATTTGTTCTAATTTAGAAATTTGGTCCACTGTCCACCCTGAAGGTGTATATGATGTAATAAATTGGCACCATATATATGATGCTGGGTCATTAGGGGCAGTTGCGTCATTCAAAAAACCAATATACGCTTGACCTTCTGACCAAGTCGTGGTCATGTTTGCGCCATCAGCACTCGCAGAAAAGCGAATCTCGCCGGCCGTATCTCCAGTATAAAAGTCCAGCGCACCGACCACAGTTCGGCCATCGCCAACCTTAAATCTGCGCAAATCGGTATAAAGAATAATTTCGCCCTCTAAGGGAATAAAACCGGGTTTATTATTCCACTCAGCTGATGTGCCGTGGTTAGACCGTACCCGGTAGTTATTTAATTCTATCTGCATTGTTCCCTCCTATAAGCATTCAAACATAATAATAGTCTTTACACCAAGACCATCATCTATATAATAAGTAAGAAAAAGGAAGACTCCGTACGCGATTTTACGGCCAGTTAATCTTCCCAATTTTCTATCTGTCGTCGTGCCTTTTTATAGCTATTATTAGGCATTTCGGTCCAAACTAACAAATCTTTTGCGCGGGTAGCGGCAACATAGTCGATACATTTTTCTTCAGTATTATAAAACCGAGCGCCAATAACTACAACATTTTTTGCTTCCAAGCCCTTACTGGCATGAATTGTAAGCAATTTAACACTATCTTCTTCCATCTTTTCAGCTAACTCATCGCCATTAAGGTCAGACCGCTTAAATGTCGCATAAGGGACACCAAATTGCCGCAATGATTCGGCAAAATCTTCCAATTGTTGATTGGTACGAGTCAGCACAAACCAATCCTTATAATGACCGCGACGCTTAATAGTCTTAGCAATAGCAGCCGCGCTATAAGCCACAATAATAACTTGCCCACCCTGCCGCATTGGAACAGAGCGGTCATAATACGAAACGCCAGCCGCCTCAATA